TTTCCAAGGGAAACGGGCGGCGGCGATGGCGTGGGGTCGGCCCCGCTGGTCGTCCGTTCCCTGTTCCTCTTTGGCGGTAGTGTAATATTAAAAATCTGATAGTGATATGACGAAAGAGGAAGCGAAAGAAAGGTTCGGTGACAATATAATAAACAAACTATTGTCGCTTGGTGCTGAACCGACAAACGTATGCAGAGATGATGATATTGTGGAATGGTGCAGTGATGGGTGTATAAAAGTGGGCGATATTGAAGTATGGGCTTACTATTACTTTTATGAAGGAGAGGATCCGGATTTATGTGATTGGGAGGATCGTATGGAGATAGATGCGGTAGAATGTTGGTAAGCCCAAGGGGAAAAACGGGAACGGCCGATCTGCGTGGCGATACCTTCGCTGGTCATGCGCCGTCCTGTCTCGTGGGACGAGCTTAAAAAATGAAGATATGAGAAAATTGCAAAAAGAACTTTTTAATAAAAAGATGTCATTGCATCAGGCTCTTATGTCGATGGATATATTGAATCCTGATTATGACAAATTGAAACGGGAGGTGAATCGTTTTGACGACATATACGATAGATATATGTCGTGTTGTGGCTATACTAGATACTGGTATATAGCTGGGAATAACTACTACGGAAATTATCATGTGGTTGGTGTCTGGTTGAAAGGAGATCGTGACACTTTAGAAGGATATAAGTTATATACCAATAGAATAGAGGCTGAGTTAGTATGTAATCATTTAATAACTGATTGACATGTATAATATAGAATTAGAGGCTATCAATGGAAAGGGGAATTAATGTAAAAGCCTTAATATTTAAGGGTAAGAAAGAGATTATCCTATATGCGGATGCCATAGGTACGTCGGATCTGGATTCCCCGTATATAAGTATTGACACTGAATGGATTGATAGGATATTCAAACGTTTCCCGGAAAAAGCGTGGAATAATACTATCATAAACATGAATATATGTGTTGAGTACGGAACTGGTGATATATGGTATTCTAGGGTAAGGACATTTGAGGGAGGCTGTTGTTCGGAATATATTCTTACATCTCGAAAACCTAGAAAGAATAACCGGAGAGAGTTTGTGAATAATCCCGAAGATCAATTATTGGGTTTTGATACGGTAAGGGAGATTGTATTTGGGATGGAGAAAGAATTGAGCATTGATGAGAGTGTTAATGTGAAATTCGATTATGAGATTATTTGAGGTGGTTAATGATACCAAGGGGAATGCGGGCGGCTGTGGGGAGGCTGGACAGGCCTTGTCGCCAGCGCCGTCCCTTTTCCATTGGCAACAATAGGAATAAATATGGACGAAATAGAACTACTAAGATTACAAGATGAAGCGCTATCTTACCTTCGTGATAATATTACAAAGGATGAGGCGTATTATATCCTTACGACCGATAAGGAGATGCTAGCGATTCTTATAGCTGATAAGAAGGACGGGAGCAAACGTATCAAGATTCTTGATGCGGAATATACTATAGAGAAGGATGATATGTTATTTCTATTCGATACTGATGGGGTGATAGATGAGTGTCTTTTGGTTGCCAGCTACATAGGGATAAATATGTATTTCCGCAGGCAAGATGCCAACGCTATTTTGAATAACATCAATAGAGAGAAAGTTATGAAATATCCTTACATAGCTATTCAGTTAGATAATATACAGACTATCGAAAAGCGTAGGGTTATTTTTGAGATCACCGGACATAGGATAGATGATAACAAAGAGAAAATAGATTTTATGTTTGTTTATTTTATGGCTAGAATATTATGAGAGCGAGGAGGACTGTGAAGGAAAGAGATATTGTGAAGATATTGGTATTCGGGTATGATAGGATGCTTATAAAATCCATTAAGGATTCCGGATTCAGAAGTATGTCGGATGTAATATCGTACGCCAATAATATGGTCGGGGATAAGCCCATTGATCATATTAGGGTATCAAATGAGGCTCGTGGATGGTGTGAAAGTAAAAGTAAGAGTATATGATTTTGGTAATGAGGTGACTGATAGATATACTATAGTATGTGTAAATAAAAATGTAAAGGATGGTTATGGAGTGGTGTATTATCCTGTTTTCTCATGCAGTGAGGATCCATTCCATCCATTAGGAGTGGGGATGTATGCGGGAGATTATTATCCGCATAGAAGTCATATGTACAATTTTGGTAAAAGAGTGAAGGATATAGATTCACTGCCAAAGAAAGTGATTGAATTTATAAAATATATTACACAATGAACGAAATAACTTACAACAATTACGATTTGGTTGCTTTCGAGCAGAATGGAGAAGTGGTAGTAGCCGTAACATTCTACAGGTATTACAAGAAGAAAGCTAAGGGCGAGGTTAATTATAGATGGAGAACCAGATGCCCGGAGTTGGTGGATAAGATCGTAAAACACCGTACCAAGGTATTTACCGGTCAACTTATCCAGTTAGCGAAGGCGTATGGGGAGAAAAAGGTTATAAAATATCAAAAGGAGGAGGAAGAGGTATGTCAAGATACGATAGAGACATAATAGAAATATATATACTGGATCATATAGATACAGATAATTATGGGAAGCAGTTTAAATATGATAGGGAATATCTATCTTTTATGCTTAACGTGTTCAAGGATGAGTATAAAGAACATATCAAAAGGGATGGGATTAAGAAAGCTTTTGAGGATTACATAATGAGCGTTCCATCCATATTTAGGATTCATATAGCGGATTGCGACATTAGATATTTATTACGTTCATGGGGCGTGGAGTTCGATGAGGATGATGATGAGATATACATCTTGTACAAGAGGATCATAAGAGAGGTCTTTTTTAAGATGTGTGAGGATATGAAAGTTTGTTAATGTTGAACCAAGCCTTGGCGGGGCGGAAGGAATACCATGATCGTACGTGTGCGGATATGGTCCGGGGTCGGTTCCCGGCGCCTTGGCATAACTTAAATGTAAGTAGTATGGAAGATAATATTTTAAAAAGAGCGGCAGCGGAATTAAAAGGAGCCGGTTGCAGGGTTTTCGCATGGCAGGATGATACTTATAATAGAGGTTGGAGTAAGGGTGATTATACGATGTTGTATTACGCCTTCCCTGATTCACCCAACATCGGGTATCTGAGTCATGGGGAATATGGGATGAGCGTAGCGTATAGTAGAGCTTATATACCGAGCTGTGGAAGTGGATCGGGGTGTTGTGTCAAGGAGGAAGCTACGTTTGACCTTGAGGCGGCGTTAGACGTGCTGAACGGGCCGTTACCTAGGTGGTGTAGGTCTTATGGGGTTTATCCAAAGCAGTACGATAATATTGATAAATGGTATAATAGCGATAATCATAACAAAAAATTATTTAAGGAGATTTGATATGGAGGTAAAAGATTGGGAAAATCTGGTTTTGAATACAGAAGTAGGATCACATTGTTTTGTTACGCTGATTGATAATAATGACATCAGTAGAGGTTACGCGCAGATCAGACGCGCGGAACATTTCGGATATAATATCTGTTTCACCCGGTTATATGGGAATAAATTTTATTTCGAGAAGATAGAGGAGGGTCGTACACAACAATATATCAATAGGAGGAAATAAGATGGTAATAGAATTTGATTTTGAGATATACAAAAACGGAGATTACGATAAGGTGTATCTCCGCAACGGGAAAGAGCCAAGAGTATTATGTGATAATGGGAGGGGAGATCGCCCTATAGTCGTGATGGTTGAGGATGATAACGCGAATGATTATATTATTCTTCGTTATAACGAAACTGGCAGGAGGAATATCAATGGTCAATCGAGTCTTGATCTCATGTTATCTGTAAAAGAACGGGAGCCAGAATTATGGGTTGTCGTTATATCTTACATGGATAATAAGGATAAGAGGCAAAAGATGGTCTTGCCTAATTTTTTCTCAAGGAATATAGGAGGAAATATATATCTTCAAGGAAGCTCTAAATCGAATGTATCATATTATGTTGGTAGGTTAGAAGAAGATGGGTGCTTCGATGAGCTGTGCGAGAAGATAAGGGTAAAAAGAGATCGTATTTATAACATGGAAATAATATCACTATCAGATGACAAGGCGACAGTTTAATCAGTTGATAAATGAGCTAGACGGCAAAAGCCCGTTTATCGTATTACATAGGGATGCCGTTGCGCCTAAATACGTGGGCGTGGAGGTGTCGAAGGATGGGATGGTATACAGATATGCGATAATAGGGATAAACGATGAGTATAAGGCTAAAAAAGCCCTTATTTCGAAAATATTAGGCATAGCTAGTTACCTAAATGGCAATAAGCCCTTAAAAAGGGTTAATTAGATGTATTTATGGCCTGCGGCATCATATACGATATAATGCCATAAATGACGTTGTATAGAGGATATGTATGATAATATGATAGATAACGCATTCGTGTCTTGATATCATAATATTATGCCATTATATCCTCTTTTTGTATAAAAAAGATAACAAATGATACAAACATCTTGAATATGGATGAAATTAAGATAGGAGCTGAAATTGTATTTAATATAACCGGCAACCATAATATAGGATATGCCAAAGGGGAAAAGTATATCGGGACGGTGTTAAGCGAGGATCACCGATCACGTCTTTATGTACGGACAATAGGAATGCCTAGGGCTTGTATTGATGAGCGGGATGTAGAGTGGGTTATTGATCCAGATGGGGATTTTGATATGGATGAGGCGATCCCGAATCCTGTGGCAAGGGAGTTGTATAAGTTGATGGGTAGGTACGTTTATACGTTCGGTAGGTTTCATGAAAGTATCAATGGCTATATCGTGTACGAGTGTATGATGATGGACAGGGATTTAAGATATAATGTTATGTATGCGTTGCATGATCATGGATTTGAGATACGGCATATTGATAGTTATTCTTGGTGGATGACCAATGAGAGGTTAATGTCCGAGGTAACATACACGGAGGGGGATATTCATATAATTGTTCATGAGTGTATGGAAGATTATGTGGATAATGTGAAATTCGGGGAGGAGTTTTATAAAAACAAGGGAACGTGATAAGATACTTACTTGTGATGACGATGATAATATTGACACCACCAAAAGGGAACGGAGGCATGCCCCTCGCCCCGAAGCCGGCAGTGGTCGAGGCACGGGTATGGGATAAGCTGGCGGCCGCCCTATCTTTCGTGGAGTCAAGGGATGACGATCGGGCGTACAACGCCACTTCAGGGGCGTTAGGGAGGTGGCAGATGAAAAAGGTGTATGTAGATGAGGTTAATAGGATATTGTGTCTTAAACGGGAGAAAAAGCGGTATAGATACGATGATAGAACAAATCCTATCAAGGCTAGGGAAATGTTCGAGATATATCAATCTCATCATAATCCGAACAAGGATATAGATCGGGCTATAAGATTGCATAGGGGACTACATTCTACTAAATATGTTAAAGAGGTTAAGCGTAAATTGAGAGAATAAAAAGAATATAGGAGGATAAAGACATGGACGAGAATAAAGTGATACGGCCGATGGATTTTGTTCGGCTTACAAATATTGACGAATCAAATGTAATTAAGGACACTAAAAACCATATAGGGCTGGTCAAGGAGGTCAGTCGGGACGGGAGAATGAGTATAATATGGATAGGTGAAACTTACAGTCAGTTGGCGTGGTTCAAATCGAGCGAGTTGGAGGTGGTGGATAACCTTGTGAGCATCCTGACATGCGGGCTGGCTAACTTTCGCGGAGACGGAAAAGAGAGCGCGGATAAATTTTATCCAATGAATTTATGTTATATAAAGAGGGAGTGATATATGAAATGGGTGATAATAAAAGGAGTTAGATATCCTAATTCCGTGATATCAGCATTTGCGGCATATAATATGGATAACCCCTTCTTGAAGGTCAGGATAAGAAACAAGTATCATATAGTGTCTTTTGATGATGTCAATAAGATGGCTAGTCAGATGGTGTATTTAATGAACAACTATCCTGATTTCGTTGAGATAGGGAGATGGTGGATATCCAAGAAGACGGTGATGTCTTGGATTCCCAAGGGGAAGGCCGTGGACGGATCGGGCTGGGTCATATCCTTTACCCTGTCCTTTGGATTGGAGGGAGGGACGCAAATTAGATTTGATAAAGAAGATGAATACCTAAGTGAGATAGATAGGTTAAACGAGTTGTTTAATGTAATATTATAAGGGAGTATGTTGATAGATGTAAATAAATGGATTGATAAAAACGGGAGCTTCGATGAAGCCGGCGGATTGGATTTAGTGAGGCACGGATATGAGTGGATTAGACGGATGCGTAAATTCGAGAATAAGGCAGATCGTCATACTTTTCAGAAAGTGTTTGGCAATAAAAGAGGCAATGAGTTATGGGACTGTTTTTTAGAGGTAGGAAGATCTATCTTCATATTAGAAGATAGCTATTTCCTGATTAACGACAGGAACGTCTTCTCTTTATGTTTAGCAGAGTGTAGTGATTATGATCTATATGAGCTTGTTCATAATATTGAGACGGATAGTGATCAAGGCAAATGATGTTGTTTAATTAAAAAAAATAAATTGTTATAGAAATTAGAGAATGTTTATCGGTTTATCTAGAGAGTGGATATCTTTTTGACGATATGTCAGGAAGATTAAAGTGGTTTGAGATTGATAAGATCTTGATCAGTTTTACATATGGAGTAGTTAGATATGTAGGAACATGGGGAGGATGTAGGACTGAGAAGACATTAGATGGGAAATTATTTTATTCGTCCGAAGAATGTTTTAAAAAGGGCGAGAGCATTCCTAAGACAAGACTATCAATATATGATGTTTTTGAGTCATTATATGGGTTCATTCCAATAGGTGATGTGTGGAAATACAAAAACGGAAGAGCTGTCAAGGATAAGTTGGAATATTTTGATGTTGAAATAGATGATAAAGGAAAAATTTATTGTAAGGAAACATATTACAGAACACGTGAAGATGTGTATAAATTCAATGACTTAACTGTAGTTGACAGGAATGGAGACATAAGGTTAGTGGAATCATCAAAAAGTAGATTAATGCTTAGTAATGATCAATTGGATGTCGTGGAGAGAATGAAAGGCATCATTGATGACATGGTTAGGTTAAAGATGATTATGTATATTGATCAAGACTATAATCTTTGTTTTCTGCCGGGAGATAAAATAGAAGATTTGACAATGGATGAAACAGATGGATTTGTGGATACCACCGGTATAGTGACATCTATAAAATCTAAGGATGTAGTGGAGTTTTATGTAGAAAACCCATTCGTAAAGATAAAGGATGAATGATATCTGAATCTGGATTGTGGTGGTTCGTGAGAATAGCCACGATCATCCCTAAGCGTGAACATAAGGAGGTACGTATGTCATTCGATTGACGTTAGGGATCTAATTATATTAAAAAAGGAGGGATTATGAAAAAGATTGTATTAAAACTGTATGAGTTTGATGAGCTGTCAAAAGACTCACAAGAAAGGATCATAGAGCGTGAGCACTGGAATGTAATGGAGCAATGTATGGATGCTTATGGCATAGACTATAAAAAGTCAATGAAAGCCTTTGAGGATATGACAGATACTAGGGTTTATAATTGGGAAGTTGGATACGAGAGATATGATTTTAGTTATGAGTTTAAATACAAGGATCCTATTTATGAACACCCTACAGATTATCATCGTGATATATTCCCTGAGAATCTATGCGGTAAATTACTGTTCAGATATATCAACAACAATATTATGCCATATATTATCAAGGGCAAGTATTTCTCCACGTCAGGTAAATATATTGATGGGAAATACAAATACAGGCACAAGTATAGTAGGGTGATGTTTGACTATGGAGATAATTGCCCATTGACAGGGATGTGTTATGATTATTATCTCCTGAAACCTATAATTGATTATTACAATGCATGGTGTACTTACCCGGATGATTTCTCGTTTGAGGATCTGATAGGGCGATGTTACGATAGTTTCTTCAAGTCCTGGTATGAGGAGTATGAGTATTGGGCTGATAATGAAGATGCGATACGTGAGGAACTTCATCATAATCAATATGAAGATCGACTTTATTATGAGAATGGGGATATATATGAACATGTAAATTGATTAAGATATGTGTAATGTATTGATTTATGATATACCCTTTGGAATAAGGGTATTCATGCATAGGGACGGGGTAATCCGTGAAGCGAAATATCGTGGCATGATAGTAAAAGATCCAGGTATTTGTGGGAGAAATATATATGTCGAATATATTTTTTGGTTTGGAAGCAAATTGGGAGAGGGTAAAATTGAGACAAGTACGTCTATATACAAAACTCTTGAAGATGCTAAGCGGGAAATTAATCCTATACAACATAAGATATTAGATATAAAGTCTTTTTCTCTAAGATATCTATCATGTCTTATCTGGGATGGTATACAGTTTTATGGCTGGTTATGGGATGGATCAAGACCAATAAAAAGATCGACACGAGAATCTTTAAATGCCTGTGAGATATATAGAGATAAGATTGCTTTCATTGATTATCATGGGAATAAGTATGATGCCGAATATTTCCAGAGATTTACCCAAACCGCTGAGCAATGCCGGTCGGCAAACAAACCAAGAATTGTTATGCTGGATGAAGAAGAACCTCCATATAGCGTTAATCCAACTTACATCCGGAATCTTCAAGAGATGTCAGCGGAAGCTGTGGAGAGATTAACGGAGTTGAAATGTTATAGCAGAGAAGAAGCATTCGACATCATTCAAGACTGGGCCAAAGAGTTTACAAAAAGATATAACAACTACGTTTTTGATGGAAGTTACTATAAGATGATAGATACGTTTATTGAAGAGAAATTAAGAACTATTTAAAACATATCTTATGAAAACACAAGAAGAATATGCCCGTGAAATTGACGAAATCGTTCGCCGGGATGTAGAAAATTGCCAGAGTGACTGGTTTAATATTGAGAAGGAAACATTCATGCTTCCAGAAAACAAGAATAAACCGTTTATTCTTGGAACCAGAAAGACCGGATGTGACTTAATTGTACTGGGTGGCACTAATTGTAATGAAGGTAGTATGAATTGGCTTTTTGGTGGTATTGGCAATGAAAACTTCTATGTATGTCAGTCACTTACTTTTTATAAATCACAGCAAGAAATTAAGAAAGTGAATCCGCTATATGCTTTCAAGGTGGCCACTGCTTATTTTAGAGAGAATGGAATAATTCCGGTGTTTGAAAATGTAAATTGTAAACTAATAAAGCTATGATAGAAGTAATAAGATACAGGCTTCCGGTTTATTGGGCTTGCCCGTTAATCAATGATGATTACACTGGATTAACGGATGAAGAATGTGAGGAAATCAAACGCTTCTTGGAAGCAGCAGAAGGTTATCCGGTAGATGTAGATTTTGAAACACAAGGATTCTACCGTTGTAATGACGCAGGAACACTCCCCGGAGAATGTGTTAATTTTATTTTTCACAAGTATAATGATTAAACTAAAATGATATGGGAACTGCAAACAAACTAATTTATAAGCAAACAAATTATTTTAAAGAAGACGGAGAGGAATATAGAATAATAGTCACTGTATCTTTAGATGATGATTGTCATAACAATATATGTGACTGGGGCATAACGGCTGATATCAGACGAAAAAACAAATATGGACGATATGAGGAGTATATGGGAGGTTGCTGTCACGATGAAATTGTGAAGTATGTTCCAGAATTGGCAAAATTCATACCATTACATTGCTGTAACCATTATGGTGCTCCTATGTATCCGGTGGAAAATGGTACGTATCACATAGAGAATAGCGATAAGTCTGTGGCTATTGAATATTTACGTATATCAGACAAGGAATATTCCAAATTATATGAAGCGGCGGACGATAAGATGTATTTTAAGTATCTGCTATTCAATCTGGGGATTGTGGATAGATGGAAACGTGAATCAGACGAACTGCTTGTTGAACTTGAAGACCTGTGTGGCAAGAAATGGCTAAATCCATATACACCAGAAACGGAAAGATTTACCCTGACACTAACAGACGAGGAACGATCTCTTATTGAAGAGCGTATTGAAGCCGGGTATTATTCTACAGAAAATATAGAAAAACGTCGGGAAGAGGTTCATAAGGCAAAGATGGTGGAAAGGCGCGCCAAGATTTGTGAGCGATATGACAAAGAAATCAGAAAAGCAGAAGTTGAGAAGAAGATAATACTCTGTGTGTTTGATCATGGATTATCTGTTGATAATGTAATATATTATAATCATACGAACACTTTATCTTTCAACTGGCGTGATTATGGGGAAAAGATCACACAAGAAGAGTTTGATGATTTCGTGAATAACGTGGATCGATCCCAACTTCCGGAAGGAATTAAATTTGAGTTAAATTGACATACTCCCACCACTAAAGTGATTGGGATTCTTGGATACAAGTGTACGGGACCCCGGTTTTACAACCGCTGGAATTACCCATACTCTCCAATTCGGAAATGCCCTTCCGAAGGATATTTTTAGAGGCTAATAGATCCCTGTCGTTGACAGAACCGCATTTGGGGATTTGAGAGCTGTGGCGATCACTATCAGATTTACGGGAGAGACATCCAAGATGTCATGGGCGGAGTTACCGGTGGAGCCGGCGTGTATGGGTAAGGCGGTCGGGGAAGCGGGGCGTCCGCTCATGCTTTGTGGTGCAAGGTTGTATATAATTACCTAAGAATATATCCCGGAATATGAAAATAAAGGCGACCAAGTACAGAAATGATTACAGGGTATGGTTGGACTATGCAGGAGATTACAGAAACGAAAATATAGAATAACATGAAATATCAAAATTTTATGTGCCCTTATGAGCTTGCGCTAAAGTTGCATGAGTTGGGCGTAAATTCGGAGTCGGAATTTTATTTTGTGAAAGAGATGAAAGGAGGGGGAACCCAGATAGATTCAGTTGTGCAAAATACAATGAGGTATTCATATAGAAAAGAGGGCGACCTCATACCGGCTTATATGAGTCATGAACTTGGAGAGATACTACCAAGTATGATAAATATCAGTAAATCAAAAATATGGGATGACTGGTTGCAATTGGCACAATATTTCCCGAATAAGGATAGCGAATACCACGAAGCTGCTTATGTTCGATACGATGCTTACAATCCACAAACAGAAGTGTATAGTGGATTTGGAAGTACAGAGGTGGAGTCGAGGGCGATGCTGCTTATTGATCTATTGGATAAAAAAGTATTGACATTAAGTGATCTAAACTTAAAAAGTTTAAATAGAATATGAAGACAGTAAGATTATTTGACTTCTCGCCTTATAATAGGAATAAGGGAAAGACGCAAGAGTTGCGTCACAAATTCAGGAATCAAAACGGGTGGCTGATGGATAGGCAATATGTGAAAGTATATAATTACCAAAATATAATAAGGTAATTATATACCTAAACATGAATGATAGGAGAAAGGATGATATTAACTATTAATAATGTTTATTTAATTTAATTCAAAAACAAAATGTCTACTTTTGTAGACAAATAAAAATTACACATATGAAAAAGAGTAAATTTGTAAAAGAGTTAGAGAAGATCATCGATATGGTTAAGGCCGAGGATGATGGTTTCGAGTATGGTGGTAAAGTCATTTTCTATAAAGAAGATGATGATAACTATGAAATCTCGGTAAAGAACATCGAGATGGATCTGACGGTAGAGGCCAATACTATGGCTAGTATGGATGATAGGACTTTTGCCTGTCTTATGAGTGAGGTCTATAAACAAAAGTTTACAAAGGCTATAACGATATCGGAGGATGAGGATGATGAAGACAATTGATAAGATGACCGATCAGGAGATATATGATCTTACTGATAAGCAGGTAGAGAAATTGATCGTAATAAGATGTGCGGAGGAAGGTGTCAGGTTTATGGATGAGCCTCCAGTTATGAAGACGTATGGCTATAAATCTATTTATCCATCTCATTTCTTCTACTATTTGGAGGGCTTGAATATAGCCGTTCTTGATCAGAATGATGCTATTAAAATAGTTAAGTTATTAAGTGAATTTGATCTATACATGACTAGATATGATTTCACCGTATCCAATGAAAAGCTATACAGCAAATTGGATATAATTAATATCAAACATATTCCGATGTTTGATACGAAAGACGAGGAGACCTATAAGTCTATCAAGGATAAGAACGATAAGATTGAGGCGGAATATAAAGACCAGCTGGAGAGATATGAGAGAAATATGAAGAAAATGAGTAAGATTCGGGCCGAGATATGGGATAAAGTAGCCGATATAAGACATAGGATTGATAATATGAACCATCTTAGGTCGCTTTTTGTAAGGGAATATCTACCACTGGTGGATAATGATACGGATAAGGCTATGATATTTTTCAAGAAGGCTTATGGCGTGGATGATGATACGGAAAGATATATTCGTGAAGGAATAAAAGATTATCCTTTGTTTAACAATAATATAGATTAAAATGCACAATTGGTTTAAATGTACGGTTTCTTATGAGACCGATGCCGAGAACGGCATGAAGAAGAAGGTAAAGGAAGAGTATTTAGTAGATGCCTTTTCTTATACCGAATGTGAGGCTAGAATCATAGAGGAGATGAAGCCATTCATCTCCGGTGAGTTTAGCGTGGATATAAAGAGGTTCCGGATAGCGGAATTATTTGCCATGGATGGAGACCGATTCTATAAGGTCACGGCTGATTATATTACGATAGACGAGAAATCGGGCAATGAGAAACGCAAGGCGTTTAACTACATCGTTCGGGCCAATGACCTTGATCATGCCAAAAAGAATTTCGAGGAAGGCATGAAAGGAACCATATCAGATTTCGTTGTCACTTGTATCAAGGAAGAGAAGAAACTGATGGACTTCTACGAGTTTGATGGTAAGATCAGGAATCCGGAGAAAAATGAGGATAGTAGGCAGTAAAGCTAGCTACGAAACCACGTCGTCCATAGCCGAGAAGTTGATGGAGATAAGTAAAATGGAGGGTACGATTTATCGTATCCTCACATTGTCTAACAAAACTTATCTAGCTTCTAAATTAGGATATAGCAGATCGGGGTTCTATAAGAAGATACAAAACAGGAGTTTTAATATCCGGGAACTAGCTCAGATATTCGATACGATCATCAACTTCAAGGATCAAGATTGGACTGAGGGTAAGATTAATAGGCTTAAGAGGTATAGGGCTATGAGCCTTATGGAGTTCAATAAAAGTTATAAAAAGAAAAAGGCGTAAACTACCCGTAAACTAAAGATTTATGGGCTTTAGACGTAGAAATATCATCATGTATAGAACACGACAACAATTCCCATCTTTCATGGGTGTTTACATACCCCCATGTAGCAATATTTCTAGCAGCGTTAATGTCCGCATCTGCAATATTGCCACAATATTTACAATGGAATTGCTTCCCATTGCGAATACCTATATGTTTGCATTCATGGCATGTTTGCGAGGTATAAGCCGGAGGGACGGCAATGATCTTAACTCCATTCATCTTGCATTTATATTCAAGAAAGGAACGAAGCTGATAAAAACTCCACGAGTTACTTCTTCTTCGAAATGTTTTGTTTCGTCTTTTGGAGTTCATGCCGAATCGGATATTTTTAAGATCCTCGATAGTGATACCCTTGTTTTCTTTCTTGGCCTTCGCAACAAGCCATTTGCTAATACTGTGATTCACGATGGTAGCGAATCTTTTCTCACGTCCTCTCAACCGTTTCAGCAACTTATGGCAGTTGCGGGTGCCTTTGGACTGAATAGAAGCTCTTACCTTATTATATTTGTCTCGTATATTTTTGACCTCATTGGAAGAAATACTGGTTCCATCAGAGATAGAAACAATATCTGTGATTCCCATATCAACACCAATAAAATCCTCTGCATCCTCTTCTTCCTCATCTGGGATCTCTATCGTTTGATAGAGATAGAATTTACCCTTGATAAGGACGAGGTCGGCTTCTCCTTTTGCGAATTGCATAAGATGAGGACGATAGCAGGTATATGCTATTTTCTCACGCCCTCCAATAAGCGAGATGGAGCATATGGATTTTGGAATATTGTAGGAGAGAACACGACTATCGTATGTAATAGCCCCAAATTCACGGAAACATCTTTGTTTCTTTCTATCAAGCTTATACGCATCTGCGACCTTGCTGATAGCGCGTACGACAAGCTGAGAGGAAAGGCGATACGTTTCCTTTATTGGATAGTAAACCTCCTTATGCAGACCAAATTGCTTAAATACACGTCGCTCCCACGCTATTTGAGAAATAGCGTTGCAAGCCTTATTGAAAACACTAAATGTATCTTTCAACATTTCGACTTGCTTGCATGTTGGAAGCAGCTTTATTTGCAATGTCAATTTCATACAGCAAATATACTAAAAATATCTAATTGTCAAATATTTGAAATAAATTTATTAATCAAAGAAGGGATAGTGGTTCAATCCCTCCCACGAGATAAAGACTTGCGGGTTTCCTTGAACCTGTTTTATGAAGGGTAGGATGTTACCGTGTGAGAGATGCGGAAGGATGGTAACCATAAGGAGTAAGGGGTTGTGTCCCGCATGCAGAGCCAAGGAGCTACCGCCAAAGGAAATGGCGGCGATACGGGTGAAGACCAAGCCGAAGGGGAAGAGCCTAGCCGTTTTCTTTGGCGCCCATGTGGCTAGATTGAGCATGATAAGAAGATCTGCTACCGGCGCATATATACCATGTCCTGGGGTAAGCAACATATGCCACTTATACCCTAAACGGAAATATAAATCAGTTGCCGAGGATAATGATAACATTATCTACTTGACGGCTGATGAGCATACAAGATTCGATTATCTATTAGATACGATGGATTTCAGCCGGCTCTTGGACGAGTTTGGCAACGTATGGCTGTTGGCAGCCAGAAGGATGAGGGATCTCGCACCTAGAGTCGAGGAGGATGGTAAATTAAAAACCAGATTATTATCATGGACAGAAGAAAACGAAACATACTTATAGTTCTTGGATACGAGGCTATAAGTGATACGATATATAGAAAAGACTCGGTCATGGAAGTCATAAGTGACCAAGAGCCAATAGAGGATATGATATCTCGTTTAGAGAACAGGCATCATATAAATATAACGATGGTAAGTGATAGCAAGGTAGTTCTAGAGGATAGATCTGGGTTAATTATGAATATGCTTTCTGCGTGGCGATCATCATTACCAATATTAAGATCATATCATACAGATCCTAAATTTACCGCTTTCTTTGGCATATTAGACGTTTTGTCAACGATCCCAAAGAAAGATATAGCTGAGGAGGAAAAGCCTGCTGAAGAGCCTAAAAACGAGCCTAAGGAGGAGATGGAAGTTGAGTATGATCTGGAGACAGAGCAACAGTATTATGCCGCTGAATGGATAAAGGATATCCCGACACCGGTGTTATATAGAATGACTGTCGCCGGCAAACGTGTGTATTATGAGATGGATGTTGATGGGTATCCTATCATATACGATGGAGCCACTAACAATATCGCCAATGGGTATTGTGATACGTCTGGCGCCTTGGAGAAGTGGAAGAATGAGATGAGACTCAAAGGGAAGGATCCTGATGAGTACGCTAACTACAGGGCTGACTTAGGTACTATCATGCATTATCTATTTGGGTTGTATCTGACCGGGGTTAAGATAAAGCTGATCCCGACATGGATCAGGAAGGTGGTCAAGGAAGCCAAGCTAAGAATAGACAAGTATAGGATGGAGCGGATATTAGTGGATAACATTGATGAGCTGATAGAGGATCTAATATCATTTGCCATATTCTGCAAGGAAAGACATGTAAAACCTGTATTGATCGAGAAGATGTTGAGGTCAAGCAGGTTAAAGGTAGCTTCTTCGGTGGACGCAGTGGTGGAGATGGATAGCGAGCCGGAGATGGTGGAGATAGAGGTCGAGACAGGAGAGTTCTATAAGACGGGAGCCAAGAAAGGTCAGCCTAAGACGGAGAAAAAGAAGATAAAGAGATGCAGGAGGATATTCGCTATATTGGACTTCAAATCAAACAGGAAAGGCAATTTCTATGACGAGTACGCTTTCCAGCTTGAGCTATATAGAAGAATGATACTGGAGAATTACGGAAAGATATTGGAGATAGAGGAGATATATAACTTCGCTCCGGGTGATCCTACCGCTAAGACAAGTCGATATAAGTTGAAGAGACAGACTGACAACCCTATATTGAATATGGCTACCGTAGTATATCTTCAAGGTAAGTATAAGTTTGAGAAAACCAATTATACGGTTACGTCAAGGATCGGGTCTTTAGATATAGAGGGTGATTTTGAGTTGAATGGTTTGATAAGAAAAGAGTCGCTGAGAGATTATATATATAGAGTGATGAGTGAGAGGAGAGGATGATGGAATTTAGGGAGTTCAATAAGAGCGTTCATCGGTATGAGCTGGATCATAGCAAACCAAGGAGGAAGCTGACGTGCCCGCAATGCGGCAAGGATAAGTGTTTTACGCCGTACGTGGACGTAACCACCGGTCAGATCGTTGGAGAGCAGTTTGGGGTGTGTGATCATAAAAATAAATGTGGTTACTTTAAATATCCAACAGGGAGCGAACTTGGGAACAATGATCTTTTTACCGATTCAAACAAAGTATTAAGGAGGTACAGACCTCCTATGGATCCGGATATAGCCAACTGCATTCCGGTAAGCAAGATGTTTGAGACGCTTAATCCTTTCGAGACATCCGATCTTCAGGATTATCTATCCAATATCTTCGGATCGTATCATACCAATAGGGCATTTAGCTTGTATAAGGTGGGGATGATGAGATTCGGGGACTGGGGTAAGTGCTGTGTGTTCTGGCAACTGGATAAGAATTGGGTAGTGCGGACCGGAAAGATAATGGACTACGGGTCTGACGGGAAGAGGGTAAAGGTTCCCATGGATCACGTATGTTGGGTGCATATACTGGACGGTCAGGATTACCTGCTTAGGCAATGCCTGTTCGGGGAGTTTCTTATCAACTTCTATCCCAATGACGCTCCGGTGTATATAGTAGAGTCAGAGAAGACGGCTGTTATCTGCAACATTGTGTACCCTAGTAGGTTGTTTATGGCCTGTGGCGGTATCCATATGTTGAAGAGGGAGATGATAGAGACATTGGGTAGGAGGCGGATAGTCCTGTACCCGGATAAGGGCGACGCTTTCAACGAATGGAGAAAGAAGGTAGACAAGGATATGAGGGGGATGAATATAGAGATAAGTAATTTTCTAGAATCAAAACCCAATATAAATGAGGGAATGGATATAGCGGATTATTTTATTATTAAACAAATTTACAATGGCAAAGGTAGTTAACAATTACAAGAAATTCAAGGTGCTTAAAATAACAAGACAGGAGATGATGGATAAGCTCACCAGATATGGGTGCTTAGGTATTTGCGATATGTGTAACAGACCTACGTCCGTGGGCTATTATGTAGCGGTAATCAATCAATGGATGTGCGAGGACTGTTATAATGATTTCATCAAATCGGTTGACAGGTATGAGGAGGATATGAGAATAGAGAACAGAAATTTTGATAGATTCTGCAATCTATTTAATGTTGAGATAGAAGAAAAGGTATGAAAGAGCTGTCTTTAGCCCAGAAAGCTATGTTAAACGGATCCGTATGCCCGTATTGCAAGAACCCATCCACTATGATAAATACGGTGGAGGGGAAGCAAGTTGGGTGCGAGAAGTGTGGGGCTTGGATGAGATCCGATTCTACGGGTAAACCTGTAGGTAGGTTAGCCAAGCCGGATCTCCTTAGGTCTATGGATATGGTAATGACCGAGATCAATGTATTCTTAATAAAAACAGGACAGGATAGACATGATCTTTACAAAGAACTATCCGGTGAGCTTATGATACCGGAGGAGCATATATCCCCTTACAAGATGTCTTTGCCATCATTACTTAAAATCATGAGACATATCAAGGCATATAGTGATAATCGGATACAGATATATGATGGAGGGAGGGGGAATAACTGCCCTAGTCATAAGGTGATAGCGATAGGAGGTAGCGCATGCCACGGATGTCCGGAGCATCTATTCCATGTAGTGGATAAGGTAACTGACTTGGTGGTGTGTGACGCTGACATGAGTTACGGTGATTACAAAAAATAATTATTAATAAAAATTGACAGAACATGAAAGTAATTTTCATTCACAAACAGACAGGGTTTTATGTAGGAGGATCAGTGTTTAACAAGACATGTGGTTTTTACAAATGTAGGGATAAGATGATAGAAAAAGGCATAAGCGAGGATAAAGCTAATATGCTAATCGATATAATAGGTCCACACGTATGTGTGTGGGAAATAAAGGATGGAGATGATCCTTATGAGAGCATAAGAGATAGGCTCGGGGATAAAGCCTCGTATCTGGATGGAGAGGATATTATCGTAGAAAATTATGATTATGATGAGGAGGACGAAGAGGATGGGGAGATCGACTGAATATTACAGAACACATCCGGAAGCCAGAAAGAAGAAGGCTGAGACGGACAAGAAAATCAACGCCAGACCTGAGCAGAAAGCCAAGAGACGGGAATTGGGTCGCAAGAACTACAAGACCGATAAGTTGAAGGGGAAGGCTTATCGGAAGGGGAAGGACCTATGCCATACGGCTAAGGGATTAAGATATAAATCAAGATCAGCTAACAGAGGATCTAAATCCGATACGGCTGGCGATAGAAACGCAAGAGGATGAGTGAGGATAGGATATGGAGGTCATCCAAGGAGATCATCATGGATGCCTATGAGAGAATAAGAAAGTATCAGTCGGGGGAACTTCTGCCGGCTCATACCGGATATCCTTATCTGGACAAGGCTTTGCTGGGGGGGTTTTACCCCCAGCATGCGGTAGCCATAGGAGCTAGACCCGGAGTCGGCAAGTCTTATTTGGCGCAGAAGATCATGAGCAATGTGATGAATGTCAATATCAATCCACAGGCAGATGATTATGTATGGTTAAGATGTGAGTTTGAGATGAACCCAGAAGATTTGATGTTACGTTCACTATCAAAAAAAATGGGGAAAGACATACAAGATATACTCCTTAACGAGATGTCAGAAGATGAGGTAAAAGAAATGCAGAGATGCCTTAGAGAAGAGAACTCTAGCAGAATAACATACATCCCTAAACCATCAACCGTAGATGAGCTTCAAAATTTTCTATGGAATGAGTATATGCCAATAAACAAAGATAAAAAAATGGTATTCGTGTCTATAGATCATACGGCTCTAGTACAAGGTTCAGGAGACACCAAAAGAAATATCGACTCGTTGATAACCATGTGTAATATCGCTAAAAGAACTTTTCCTAATATTTTCTTTCTTATAATATCCCAACTCAATCGTGATATCGAAGGACGACGGGATCCAAAAGATCATATGCCAAAGCAATCTGATTTTTATCAATCAGATACATTGGGACAGTTATGTACGGCTATGGTAGCGTTAAATATCCCGAAGAGATACGGGTACTCCTCATACATGCAATTCCCGCAAGGATGGTATCCTAATCTGGAACGTTTTAAAAGTGAATCAAGGCGATCTTTCCGTGTGGATGGATTATTATTCCATCATATCGTAAAGGTCCGTCAACGGTCATTGGAGGAGATTGACGCTATACATGTAGATATCATGAAAGGATATGAGCGATATTATCCTGATGGGGGGGTGGTGCGCCAAGAAAGACCGGGAGGCTCGGATGCCCCCGTGGGTAGCGGCAAGCCGGACACGACTGTGGTGACGCTACCGCCCCCGCCTCCCAGTATCCCGTTGGAGCAACAATATATACCGCCCAGTGATGATTTCAATGTAGTACATGACGAAACACCTTATTAAGCATGAGATTGAGAAAAAATTTTTTGCTTGTCATCATAAAAGGGATGGAGATGTTATTAAAAGCCAATTTCTCCACCGAAAACAAGATGGGCATACGAGAGATTATATCCTCATTAAAGGAAATGGCCGAATACAGTATCAGGTATATCATAAACCGGGACAGAGAGAAGGAGATCATGAGCATCTGTGATGAGGTATCCAATAAAGTACAGGAGTATAAAAGAATGAACGATAACTCAATGGTATTGGAATTGGAGAACTTGAAGCGGGAGGTAGTGGCGGTAGAAGATCTTCTTAGCTCTTACAAGGGCGTTCTTGATGCTGAGCTGGTGATAGCCGAGGATGATATCAGGATCATACGGGACAAGATCGCTATAAGCCTTAGAGAGGACGGGACATGTAAGAGCATGACTGACGCCGATAAAAGGGCTAGGGTGGACGTAAGATACGAGAGGGCGTTAGAGGATTATCGGATCCTTCTAAGATGCGCCAATACGGTTAGGGCTAAGATGTCGGTTGTAGGGCATCTTAACCAATCTATAAATCAATCTATATCAGTTGGTAGAGTTGGTATGGCTAATGAATCTTATACAGTTAAACAGTATGAAAAAGGGAAAGAGATTATCGAGAGCAGACGGCCTTAACGTGTTGAGGGACGCATATGATCTCATAAGAGATGAGAAGGAGGATTTCATGTGCTTGGCCATAAAATCGGCCGGGATAATGCACGGGGTTGAATGCCGGGTATCGGCGATAGAGATGATACCGGAGCTTGACCTTTTCAGGCCACGCGGGAAAAGTCCGGGAGACGCATGGTTCCCGTCGGAAATGAGGGACAAGAGGTTACGTATATTGAAAAGATTGATAATGTTTTATGAGAAGAATCGTCATGATGGCATTGCCGACGGGATGATATGGAGAATAAGATTATTTTTTAACATTTAAAAAAATAAGTCATGTATATCAATTTTGAACAAATGATGACATCCGGGTTGACAATATCCGATATTGGGTATCTCTTGATGATCCGGCAAAAAGAGGAGATGGCTGATGTCATTCCAAAAGAGAAAATAGACAGCTATAAGGCGTCCGGTTATATCGAGCTTCAAAAGAACGGGAAGTGGAAGATAACACCAAGGGGAGGATCGTTGCTGATGTTGATAGAGACGCCCGGCCTGACCCCGGAGGTCGAGGGGATCCGGGACCGTATCGTTGGGGTATATAACGATATGGGTAAGGATACAGGAGCTATCAAGGAGGTAGAGAAAAGGCTCGTATGGTTCGTGGCTAATACCAACTTCAAGGAAGAACCTATAGTAAGAGCCGTAATATCCCACATAGATCTTAAACGTGAGTATACGATGAGATTGGATAACTTGATCTGGAAACCATCAAATGTGTATAGCGTGCATATGAGTTTATCGGAATCAACGTTATTCGATACGATCATAAAAATGTATGGCATGACGTCTGACTTGTATCTTAGGGAGAACAAGAACAAGGAGCTGGCATGGTTGTTCGCCATAAGCCGGCTTCCGGATCCCCCAAAGATAATGGATAAGGAATACGCTATCACAGGCGATGTTAAGATGGATATCGAAAGGATATCGGATATAAAAAAAGAATTAGGTAGAAGATTGAAAATGTCGATTTAGTATGGAAAGAAAAGAAGTTGAAAAAGTAGTCAAGGAGGCGATATTCGAGAAGATGGGTGAATTTAATGATCTTGATCATGCCGCTCAGATAATGAACGAGGATAAGCTGGATACGGATATGGCTATGGATTCCCTTGATTTTGTAGAAGTCATAATGGAAGTGGAAAAGAAAACGGGTAAATGTATACCCGATGAGGCACTTAACGTCAAGCCTTATCACGAATTGACGGTAGGAGAGCTTATGGGTATGTTGTATGATTATCTAAAAGACAAATAAATGGATTTCGGATATGATGATTGGGAAGAGGGGCTAGAGACCCCTCTTGTCGATGATTGTGATGACGATCATGAGGAGGAAGAATATGATTTCAGTTAAGGAGTTAAGGCCGGGCAATCTTGTAAAAGACAAAGCTGGCGATATATGGAGAGTAGGGTGCGTTACCGGTATGTGTAATGAAAGTGGATCATTAATCCTTGAACGTAAGGTTGATGATGGGATAATGAAATGGTATTCAGGGGAAGATGATGTCATGCCTATTGAGATAGACGATAACCTTCTTGATGCTATCGGTTTTAAGAGTGACAAGAATAGGGACGTATATCGTGGACACGGGATGACCATGGAGGTTTTTGGCGACGAGTATTATCTCGGACTTAGGGATATGGAGGATGACCTGAGCGAGCTTATCCAGATAAGGTATTTGCATAACCTACAGAATATTTCGATGGATTTATATGAGCGTGACATAAATACGGAGAGGCTTTATGATCGTTCCGGAGAATAACTTGCTATGCAAGACGATAGGCGGTGAGAAGGTGCTTGCCGCATCCTACTCACAGATAGACACGTTTGTCCAATGTCCGTATAAGTGGTATAAGACTTACGTGGAGGGTCACAGATCCACGGAGAAGCACGAGGCTACGTCATATGGTACGGTTATCCACCAGACGATGGAGTACTTCTTCAAGAACGGATGCAGACCTTCTTATGAGGATATGAGTAAGGCTTTCAATTACTACGCCGATATAGAACAGATTCCTTTTGATAGCGTAAAATCCCAGATCGAGTCTATGCAACATGCGGCTAGGTTAATAAGATGGATTGTGGGGTTGTTTGAGAAGGATGCTGCTGGCAATTATAAGAAGGCATGGTCCGATCTTACGCCAATGGAGAAGGTGATCCGGGGGTCGAGGCCGGCCGGCGTGGAGGAGGACTTCGTCCTGCCCTATAAGCTACCCAAGCCACTTACCTTGGATGGCGTGACGTACGATAAGGTACATATCATAGGATCGGTGGACTGGCGTGGAGAGTATAAGACAAAAGACAGGATAGCTATGTATACGATAGACTGGAAGTCCGGGAGAAAGTTATTCGATGAGGATAAGCTGCTTCACAATCTCCAGCATCCGATATACGCCTTCTACATACTGAGAAAGTACAAGGTATTGCCGGATATGTGCAGCTATTTCTTTACCCGCATGCTGGACAATCAGAACGTGAAGGTAGATAAGGAGAAAGTAGAGAGGTCGGTCAAGGAGCTTAACGATATTCTCCTTGATATGTATGATTTCGAGACAAATAAAATAGATAGCTATCAAGCTCACGTTTGGGACGATGCCAAACAAGGGTATAAGTACGAGAAGCGCTACCTAATGGGACGGCAACCAGCCTGCCTTGAACCCCGCCCCAAGCCCTTGTGTTTTTGGTGCGATTTCTCAATCCACAAACAAAACACATGTAGGTATTCGTCGGATTGGGATGAGTCAAAAAGAAAGAATAAAAAGATTAACTTTATTAAAAAGCCTAGGTAAATATCTAGGCTTTAATTATATTTGTGTCAATAAATAAATGATTATGGATAAAAACGAAAGAGAAAAACAGGTATTGGATCTTCTGATGTCTAGAAAGGATATCAGGAAATTGGTAGAGAAATCAAATGAATGTTATTCTAAGATGGATTTCGTTGGCGCCATGAAATACCGGCAAGAGATAAAGGATATCGTAGATCGAGAATCTAAAATCATGTTGACAAAAAGTGAGTCTTTGATAGGCTTGATGAATAATGCTGATAATGAATATAAATTCAATATGCTGGTATGGCTACATTCCATGATGTGTATGGCAGATGTGTTTAACGGGATATTGGAGGATTTCAAGGATGGGGTAAGGAAAGCCAATGGCAACTCCAAGTTCGTTAAGTTTGATAATCTGGATCGGTTAATGGCAGAATGTAAGAAGGAGATTGATTACCTAATGAAAGGTACAAGTAAATCGTTTCAGATATCTTTCGCCGTAAGAAGCGATGAGTTAAGGGAGATGATAGAGAATATGGTTGGGGATAATATCCGAGAAGGGTATGACATATTCAAGGAAGAGGCTAAGATGACCAAAGAGACAGACAGGAGCAAGATAGAGGAATTTAATAAAAGGCTGGACCATGAGTAAATTTGATGTAAAGATAGGTGATATAGTTCATACCCAGATAGGAACAGGAGAGGTGATAGCCATAAGCAAGACCAAGGAAACTTTAATGGTGAAAATGGACGATGGTCGGGAGTGTGCGATAAGATTAGAGTACGTGAAAGACGTTTTTGATAACTACAGACCCAAATGATATACAAGTTAAGACCATATCAAGAGGAGTGTGTTAAAAGTATCTCCGATTACATAAACTCTGATAGACATGATCCGGTATTAGTCATCGGACCGGTAGGTTGCGGTAAATCGATCCTCATAGCAGAAGCGGCTAGATTGATGGGAGATAAGACGCTGGTTCTCCAGCCGTCTCGCGAATTACTAATACAAAACCACGACAAGATCACATCTTACGGGATACCGGCTGCCATCTATTCCGCCTCCTGTGGCAAGAAAGAGCTATCTAACATGATATATGCCACGTTAGGGTCTATCAAGAAGGTTGTTGGTCAGCTTAAGGAGATGGGGATCAGGAACGTGTTGATAGATGAGGCTCATGCCGGGTATAGCCCGGAGGACGGCAGTGAGTTCATGACATTCATGAATGAACTGAAACCGAAAAAGGTGATAGGGTTTACCGCTACACCATGCAGGCTTAAAACGATGTCGATAGGGCAGGTGTCATATTCCCAGCTTAATTTCATCACTCGTATGAGACCGGTATATTTCAAGAACCTAATCCATGTCATACAGGTGGAGGAGATGATAAGGCAAGGATTTTGGACACCTCTTAAATATGAGACATGGGATTTCAATGGAGATGCCCTTAAACTTAATTCTAACGGCTCCGAATATACGGCCGAGTCTATTAGTGAGGCGGTGAGAAAAAACGGCTTAAACAACCTTATTTTACGTCGGTTGATGGTATTAAAAGACGTATGCAGATCTATACTGGTGTTTATGGATTCTGTTGAGAGCTGCAATACGGCCGCCGAATGGATGAACGCCAAGATATGCGCTGGCATGGCGGAGGTAGTTCACGGAGGCACGCCAAAGAGGCAGCGGGAGGCTATAGTCGAGAGGTTCAAGTCAGGTGGGACGCAGGTGGTGTTCAACTATTCCGCCCTCGGTACGGGATTCGATCATCCGGGTCTGGATTGCGTGATAGTAGGAAGGCCGACATTCTCGTTCTCGTCGTTTTATCAGTGGCTTGGAAGGGCAGTCCGTATAAAAGACGGAAAGGATAGTGCTTTGGTCGTTGATTGTTGTAACAACTCGTCAAGGTTCGGTGATATAAGGAAACTTAGTATAGAGAACTACAAAGGATATGGATGGGGGATGTTTATCGGCGATAAGCTAATAACTAATATCCCGATGGGGGATAAGGTAACGAAAACAGATCTGGATATCAAAGCAGCCAAGAAAGATCGTAGGAGGGGGCTGGCGCAGGGCGTAACCGCCGCCCCTGTTCCCGGGAGACCGGATCATCCCCTTGGCTCTACGGTAATGACATTCGGGAAATATTGTGGGTGGATGTTGCATTCGATCCCAGTATCGTACTTCAAATTCATAAACGAGACATTTGACTGGGATAATGATAGGAACAAGGATATAAAAGAATACATAGATTTTTTAATCAAAAACAATAGATTATGACAGGATGTATATATCATGAGGCTGATCTTGACGGAGTAATGTCAGCGGCTATAGTAAAAAAGTATTTCAAAGGGGACATTGATCTTCTTCCTTACAATTACGGCAAGGAAATACCTGACGTGAATAAATATGATAAGGTGTTTGCAGTTGACGTGTCATTTGGAAACAGAACAAGATTCCTTTTCGATGAGTGGAAAGAGAAAGGTATAGATGTCGTATGGATAGACCATCATAAGACCGCCATAGACGATATGAGGGATTACGAGGTAAAGGGCAAGAGACGTATCGGAACGGCGGCTTGTGAGCTTACGTGGGAATATCTTTTCGATGATATCGAAACCCCTGACGTGGTAAAATTATTGAGCGCTTATGATGTATGGGATCATGATCGCTTCGAATGGAGTGATGTCATGGCGTTCCAATACGGGATGAGAGGATATTGTGGTCTTGACGTGGATATGGCGGCAAGGGCCATGGATGGCGATCATGACTTCATATATGACATGATAAGGAACGGGGAGGCGATACTGGAGTATATCGTTGAGAAAAACAGGGGCGAGATAAATATATTCTCATTCGAGGCTGATGTATTTGGGTACAAGGCTATATGTATGAATACCACGGAGTTTAACTCTACTACATTTGAATCTATGTATAACCCTAAAAGACATGATCTGATGATGCCATTTTGCTGGAACGGAAGATTCTTTAGATGCTCGTTCTATACCACCAAAGAGGAGGTGGATGTCTCGGTGCTGGCACGCAAGGCCAATCCCGGTGGAGGCGGTCATAAGGCGGCTGCCGGCTTCCAACTTAGCGTGGAGGATATGATGGGATTCTTGAAAGAGAGGAGGATGTGATATGGTAGGATTGATATCTATTATTATAATAATAGTAATCTCCTTTGTCATGATGATGGAGGGATGGGAAAAATATGATTCACAAAAGTTTTACACAGGGCTGCTTGTGATAGGTATAAGTATCATAATGATATTTCCAGTAATGCAATATAATATGGAGAATATGAAAAACGTATGCAAATTCAAGAAACTTAACGAAATGAAGCTAGATGATTACGGCTTCGGTTTATTCGAGTACAATGGCGTTCTTTATTTCAAGGAGGCAGAGGGTGAGAGATGCTTTGATGTAAGAAGCGGGAACGAGGTTATTATCGGGAAAGATAAAATTGTAACGGCCTTGGAGGATTGATCATGAGAAAACTTGACGACACCAACAGGACAAGAAAGAAAAACGTACGGCACTCGTGGGTAAAGGCGGGGCCGGGGATCCAACGCTGCGCTATTTGCGGAATTACGAAGCAAAGCGAGTGGAGAGACGGGAAGACCTCGCATTGCGTATATCTATCATCTGGTGAGCTTTATTCTATGACAGGAGAGACACCGGAATGCAGGGATCTTAGTGAATTTTATTAATAAAACAAAAAGGAGTTTGAAATGAAAGAGGAATTTAGCAAATACGACAAGGTTGTTTATGATGGTGAGGTATTTGAGGTACTTGAAACCGCCGACAATACGGGGATAATGAAAATAGAACCGTTATTTGATGAGACATATAAATCCATTTGGGCTGATGAGGAGATGGTTGTTTCGTTAAATAGAGCTATCAAGTTAAGGCTTATTGATGATGAAACGGCGGATGAGGCGATAAATTTCGGGAAGCCAAAAATAGGAGGCGCAGTGGTGGAAAGCGGGCCGCTTGTGGGGAAAGACGGCAGCGGGAAGGACGACCGGGCCGACGGTAAACTCCGGTGGGATCTTCTTCCTTTGGCTGAGATAGAGGACATCGTGAGGGTATATACGGAAGGAGCCAAGAAGTACGCCGATAACTCATGGCAAGATATACCTGATGGATTTAATCGTTATCTAGGTGCACTCATGAGGCACTTGGTCGCTTATACGAAAGGGGAGAGATATGATAAGGAGGGATTCATGCATCTATCCGCCGTATGCTGGAACGCCATAGCGTTATTATATTACGATAAACATAACAAAGGGCTTATAGAATGGAAGAGTCAGGAAAAAGAGTAGTAGATGAGAGATTAAGAGCTATCGACAAAAGAACAGGTAAATACGTTAATGTAATCAAGCGCACTATTGATGATAGCCTATTCCCGATAGTTAAGTATCTCAGTTACAGTTATAATGAATTAAATTATGATTATGTAAAGAATCTGAATTTTGATGTAGACGTAAATTGGGAGCAGCGTAGATATCAGATTGTTAAGGATTTATTATCTAACAATTTCGATGGGAGAAAGATGAGTATAGATGAGGTAGATAATGCTATATTTACCGCTGATTTGATTATTAACAGATTAATAACTATTTGAGATGGTAAGAATTGATTTTTTCACGAAGAAAGACGCTGAGTACAGCGACTACATGCGGTATATTATCGCCAACACATTACAGGAGTATGAGGGTGAGGTTACGTTAAACCAGATCCCGGAGAACAAAGCCACGGAGGAGGAAATATCCAAGTACGGTATAGAGGTATATCCTACTATCATCGTCAGCGGAGATAACATGGATGGCTTTAATAAACTTGAGGGGATGACCAGAAAGGCTGATCTTATTAACGTCATGTCATTATACGATAAGAAATAGGCTTATGACGATAAGGGATAAATATTTTGGCTGGAAGGATATATTCTTTAGCAGGTTCGTGCATTGTTGTAATGAAAAAAGTGACCAACCACAAGGGAGTAATATACCTCTAGCCAAAATAAACTTCGATAACAAGACAGGATATGTGGAGGACGGGACTATTAATATAGCCGAGCTTCTTCAATATCTTTGGATAAATAATAAGGTCTATAGGTGTGAATATGCACCCATAGATATATCCTCTGTCTTGCAAACATTGATTAGATTGACCGAGAACGCTAAGTTCATATTTGACGACCAACCCGGCATACATGATATGATCCCATATAGAGGTTTTTTTCTTAGAGATGATTTTTTACCCGGGAAAGATTATTCACTTGATTTGGATAAAATAGTGAGCGGGATGGGTGGATGGTATGGAGAGGATGAAGACCCATGCTATTCGATGTTTGTTAGCCAAGATCAGATATGGAACTTGAACCCGATATTAAAGGTATTAGCTGATGAGGGATCTATTCTAGCCAAGGAACTTGGGTATGATATGAACTCATATGTCAGCGATAATGGATACACGATATACAACCCCTACCTCTCGTGGATTAATCATTACTATCATTATTGCCCGACATTTAATGAGGATAAGCTGAAACCTTGGGATAGGGTGGAAGACAGAAAGAATAAATTCAAGATGACGGATAAGGTTAAGAGAGGCGCCAATAATTGGTATTATTCAGGCGGGACTATATCTTGTGTGGATAATTTCTTGGGGAAAGAATACAGGAAAAATCTCCGAACCTTCATATATCGTGGAATAGTATTCTTTTTAGATCGGATATGGCATACACCATTGTTTGAGAAGATGGGCGTGAAAATGAAATACAACGCTTATTATTGTTATGCCGCTACTTCCGGGATATGGTATGATAAGGGATTCAAGGAAAGACTAGCCAAGAGGTTTAACAAGTCGCTGGGCGGCGACGGGGAACTGTTCGGGGCTAACCTAGCCTGCATGGTATGTGACCGTAAGGATATCGATTGGGAGGCGCTTCGTCTTTGGCTTGACAAATACGATGATCCTACTGATAAGGGCATGGTGAATAGCCCTATTCAATTTATGTATTTATATTTATATTACACTTTTAACAAATAATTTGAAATGAAGAAGATAAATAACTGGGTTATAAGAACATTTGGGTTGAGAGGCTCATGGAGCTGGGCTAAGAAACAGATGTTAAATGGAGCGATCATTAAACGTAAGGCTACTACAGGGACATACAAAATAGCTATTGATAATGACAAGAATAGGTTACTTGTAGCCACATGGGGTCATCTAGATCAAAACCCTGTATGGGAAAGGTGTCCGCATAGTTTATTAGATGAAGATGCGGTTGATTATTTTGTTACAGCTCATAAGGAATTATCATATGGAGGTATAAAGATCAGAATGAAAGATGAATTTAACTATAATGATAAAATATCAAAAGCATAAAAAAGATTACCGATAAAGACGTAGAGGCTCTTAAAGCCGGAAAGAAGGTGACAAAAGGTTTTATCCATATGCAATTGGATGATAAGGGAAAATTGAACTTGTGGAGTGATATCAATATAACTGACAATTATAGAAGTCTTAAGATAGACGCTAGCAAATTGTTTGATCATGGGATTCTTTCAGAGGAATATGATAAATTGAGAGTTATAAATATAGGACAACAGGGACGAAGGATCATTTTGATAATATAATTACTATAGAATTGTATAGATAAACAATAGACAATATGAAGGTATTATCATTATTTGACGGGATATCATGTGGGTATCTAGCATTACAAAGAGCCGGCATACCTATCGAGACTTACTACGCCTCGGAGATAGACAAGACATGTATAAAGGTAAGTCAAAAACATTTTCCTAATATTATTCAATTAGGGGATGTTAATAACTGGAGAACATGGGATATCCCTTGGAAAGATATAGATCTGGTCATGGGAGGGTTCTGTTGCCAGAGCTTCTCTAGCTCAGGTAAGGGTAAGGGATTTATGGACTCTCGTGGAAGGCTTTTCTTTTGCTTCTCGGACATCGTAAAGCATTTAAGGAAGGAGACCAAAGGTAAGGTCCTGTTCTTGGGCGAGAACGTCCGGATGCGGGACGAGCACCGCTGGGTGATCACCGAGGAGCTTGGCGTGGAGCCGGTGGAGATCGATAGCGCCTTGGTATCGGCACAGACCCGGCATCGCCTTTATTGGTGTAATTGGCCGGTAGAAATGCCGAAAGACAAGCATATATCATTGGATGATATTCTAGAGCATGACAAGGGTTGGAATCCGGGAGCCATAAGATGGAGATATATAGGGACCATTGTCGGTAGAAGGATAGGAGAGGACGGGCATCGAAAGGATTATGACAAGAACGTGAAAATAACGCAATGTTTGGAGGTAAGAAGGGATAAAAATACTGTTTCTATTAAGAAAAGTAATTGCCTGACAACAGTCATGAAAGATAACGTGATATCATCGTTGCCTCCCGGAAGATATCCTAATGCCTTTGACATGAAAGACAAATTCAGATACCTGACCCCGGTGGAGATGTGTAGGCTACAGACATTGCCGGATGATTACCTTGACGGGATAGCCCCAAATACGGCCATGTCTTTAGCGGGTAACGGATGGACAGTGGATGTGATAGCCCATTTGCTAAGAAGCATAGAGCGTAAGCAGATGAATGATATTGTAAAGGAGTTTCGCAAGATCACTGATGAGCTTATGTTCGGATCATCAGAAACGGGTACTAATGTGACATGTGATAAACATGAGCAAAATGAAGCCATACGGAAGAGTCAAAACAGTTAAGGGGTCTTCATGGAAAAAGGATATACATCCACCAAAAGGACACAAGAATTGGTGGGAGGATATATGTGATCCTATATCTAGAAATATTATGAAATTAAATTTCAAAAAGGAAATAAACAATCAAATTTGGTATGAGCAAAAGCAGGGAAATGATTAAACAGGAATTAAATTTATCAGATCAAGAATATAACTTTCTTGAAAAATATCAATCTATGAAATTATCACAGAGGTTTGGTAATGTTTTCGATAGATTAAAAAATGATAAGTCTAAAGCAATTTACACTCATGATGGGTCAATACAGTTGTTTTATATACAAGGTAAAAGAGTAGATAAAGAAGAATGGGATAAACTTCATAGATCATGATAATTACTAAAAAATGGTCAATGCCGAATAAAGAGACATTCAGCATAAGACCGATAAGGGAACTTATAGACAAATATCGAGAAGAGGGGATGGTTATAGTGGATCCGTTCGCCAGAAACAGCGATATAGGGACGATCACCAACGATCTTGACCCTGAGACTAAGGCTATATATCATAAAGATGCCACGGACTTCTTGTGTCATCTTGATGATAATATAGCTGATATGGTATTATATGATCCACCATATTCTGCGAGACAGGTATCTGAATCGTATAAAAGACTTGGAGGTGCTGTTAATATGCAAACAACGCAATCTAGTTATTGGGCTAAGCAGAAGAAGGAGATAGCTAGGATCACCAAGAAAGGAGGGGTGGTCATTACCTGCGCGTGGAACTCCGGCGGTATAGGGACCGGGCTTGGCTTCGAGCAGCAGGAGATTCTTCTCGTGGCTCATGGGGGATGGCATAATGATACGATCGTTACGGTAGAAAGGAAAATGAAATTATGAAGGAAAGAATATTCACCACAAAAGAACAGGGGAGGGTGCTGGTCGAGGCCGGCCTCCCTATCTCCACCGCCAGCGGTTTCAGAGACAAGTATCTGGATCAATTACATTCTATGGAGGATGACGCTGGTCGTATAGGACTGATCGAGGCCGTTACCCCGGATATATCCAACCCTGTTTGGGATGTAGGGACGTTACTGAATTTACTCCCATATGAGATAGAGGGTTGTACATTAGAATGTTATAAGCTAAAACATGCATGGTCTGTAACGTATAGAGATATAGATGAGATTCCTATGTATTGGAGTAGCGAGAAACTTCTTGTAGACACATTGTTTTCGATGATGATGGAATTACTTAAACATAAGATTATATGAACATAAAGCAAATAACAAAATTAAGGTACAAAACGAAAGATAAGCCTCCTATAGAAGGGGTTCCTCTTTTAGGATACAACAAAAAATATAGTTGTCCGTGGGAAGTAATGTACAGGAGAGGGGATAAGTACTACACCTGCATGAAGTATGATGCTGAATTTGAAACATATCCACCGGAAGAATACGAGTATTTATATCCATGAAAACATGAAACAAGTAACAAGAATAAGATACAAAACGGAGGATAATCCGCCTATGGCCAATGTCCCTCTTATAGGATACAGCAAAAAATATGACTGTTGGGTAGCGTTAGTATACAGAAGAGGAGACAAGTATGATTAAATAATTACAAAATCGATAGTAATCCATTGTAAAATCATAGAATTATTTGTATATTTAATATATTAAAATGAATTGATGATGAGTCTAATAAAGCGTTCATATAAATATCGTATGTATCCGAACAAAACACGAGAAGAACTTCTTGCAAAAACATTCGGATGCGTACGTGTTGTATGGAATGCTTGTGTTGACTCATTTAACTCATACGATAAAGAAACAAACCCTAATCCGAAATTCCCGACAAAGTCGGATCTTGTTATTGAAAAACCTTGGTTAAATGAAGTATCGACAGCCACCTTGCAGCAGAAGCAACGTGATTTTATTGAGTTCTCCAGACAATACTTCAACAAGAACAGGAAAGAAAAACTCGGTAAACCGAATTACAAAAATAAACACGACAACCAGTCGTTTAGATTGCCGTTCCCGAAGTTTAAAATCACTAACAATAAGATCCGGATCGAAAAGATCGGATGGGTTAAGATTGTTATCGATCGTGGAGTTCCAGACAACGCTCGTTTTATCTCCTGTACCGTTTCAAAGAACCGTGCTGGTCAATATTTCGTATCAGTTCTTGTAGAAACAGGACAGTGTTACAAACAGAAAACTAGCAAAACAGTCGGAGTTGATTTAGGGATTAAGACATTAGCTACATTATCTGATGGGATTGCTGTTGAGAATCCCCATTTTCTTTGTGAGAACCAAGCGAAGTTAAAAAGGATGCAACGGCATTTATCAAGAAAGAAATTAGGAAGTAATCGAAGAAACAAATGCAGGCTAAAAGTATCAAGACTTCATCGTGATATAGCCAACAAGCGTTCATGGTACATGCATAATTTGACCACGATGCTGGTAAATAATTACGATGTTATCTGTATTGAGAATCTAAATGCTTCCGGTATGCTACAGAATCACAAACTTGCCGGTTCTGTATATGATGCTTCTTTCTCGATGTTCCGTAACCAACTTGAATACAAGTGTAGGTGGTATGGTAAAGAACTGATTGTTATAGATCGTTTTTACCCATCCTCGAAAACCTGTTCAAGATGTGGCTGGAAGAATAAAGATCTGAAATTATCGGATCGGACATTTGTCTGCAAAGATTGCGGCATGGAGATCGACAGGGATCTCAACGCCGCGATAAACATACAAGCCGTAGGAGTTGATGCGGCTATACGGACGCAGAGCAGCCGGGTTGCCAGTTGTGTTGAAGCGTCTAAAATGGAGTAGAATATCTTAATTATTTCTATGATTTTCTATGAAATTTACAACTATGGAGTGCGATGTTGAATACAAGACATCCCCTCCAGATGAGTACGAATACGTATATCCGTGAGAACTAGAAGGAATATATTTATATTTAAGCATGATTAATATTATTTTAATATTATTCATGCTTTTATTTTTGTTTAAATCATATCTTTGTATCAACATTAAAAACCAGATTATTATGGATGGAGACAAACAAAAAGTCAATGAACTTACGATGAGGACGCTGGGTTCTCATTATGGCGGATATGCCTATGTAAAGGTAAAAAATCGTCAAGCTGATGTAAAGATAGATTGGAAGTTGTTGAGAGCTATAGAAGAAGGGGAGGTGGAGATAGACAACGAGAAATACCATCTATCCGGGATAGAGTATGTAGCTAAAAGATATCAGGACATGTTTTACGCTGGTCGTGATATTTATTATTTCAAGGGCATAGGAGGGCATGGGATGACCGATCTTCTTAGAAACGCTATAGATGATTTACTAGACACCATAAGTAGTAGAGAGGCTTATCGTAGCGCAGAGCATAGAATGTACGCCCAAATGAATAAACTTACGGAAGCGGGAGCCATGATCAGCTTAGCTATTGAATTACTAACATCTAACATCCGTCATAGTTATGGAGAAATTAATTTTGAACGACATCCAAGACCTGTGGAGGTGGAGGGAGAAGATAAACATCGATGACCTCAAAGAGGATCCTATGGCTGAGGACATGCCGTTATATTTCCCGTGCGCCGTCGTATGGCATGTGAATTGGGGTGAGCATGACGCTGATAATTATATATGTTATGGATTTGTTTATGTAGCAGAAATATTAGGGATATGAACATTAAAAAACAGATAATTCTTGACGATAAAGACTATGAGCGATTAGTGCACGATGCTAATCTCAGTAATGATGAGATAAAAAGCAGAATCGCCAACGCTCTAACCACCGATATAGTGGTTAGTTTCGATTTCGATGTAAATAAAAAGGTTACGGGGAATATGAGGATCGAAAGCTCCACCCATAATCTAGGATATAATGAATATGATAATATCGTAAGGGCTAGAGACGAGAATATTCACCATGCTGTTTATACAGCTATATATGATTATCTTGAGAAAATAAAGAGAGATAATAATGAGCTAAGCGCAAAAGATTGGATATTATTTACATCTATAATCTTATTCGTTTTTGGGATGGGATTTGCAGGTGGATGGTTGGTATTTAATTGATTAAATCATGGGTAATTTAAAAGACATACAAGATATAACCGGTCTTACGTCAGAAGCTATATTCAATATACGTAAACCTGTTGATTATATGTGCAGTGATATAGACAGTCATATAAAAGATATCAGGGCACAATGTGATTATATGATGGATGGGGATGAGAAGGATGTTAAATACTATTCAAAATCAATCAAATCAGACGTAGATTCTTATTTCGAAGACATACAGTCAAAGGTCGAGAATCTCCGTGATTGGGGAGAGCAGTGGAAAGCATTGGCTAAAGACTTGTTTAATGAGTTGCTGGAAATAGATAGCGATAATACTATAGACAGCTATCTGTCTTATGAGGCATTGGAGAAGATTAAGGAACATTTTAAAAATCAATAGATATGAAATTACTATTTTTCGATTTAGAGACAACCGGGGTTAAGTTCTGGAGAAACGGGATACACCAAATAGGAGGGATCGTGGATATCGACGGGCAGGAGGTCGAGAGGTTCGACATCCGCCTAGCCCCGAACCCTGCCGCCACGATAGAGCAGGAGGCGCTGGACGTGGCCGGCGTTACCTTGGAGCAAGTGCAGTCTTATCAGCCTATGGAAGACGGATACAGGCAGTTAGTTGGTATATTATCCAAATACGTGAATAAGTTCGACAAGAGGGATAAAATGTATTTGGTGGGGTATAACAACGCCGGATTCGACAACAACTTCCTACGGGCTTTATTCCAGCAATGTGGGGATAAGTATTTCGGATCATGGTTCTATCCTAACTGTATGGATGTATATGTTATGGTGACACCGTTCCTGATGGGTGTAAGAAACGATATGGAGAACTTTAAGTTGATGACCGTAGCCAGAACTATGGGTATTGAGATCGACGAAAATAAGCTTCATGACGCTACTTACGATATTGAGCTGACTAGGGATATTTTCTATCGTATAATCGGTAAAATGGATGTTAAGTTATGAGAAGTATCTTAGAAGCGATGCATGATTATCCGGATGAGGCTCTTGGGCTATTTTTCTTTTTGATAGTGGTCTTCTGGTTATTGTCAGGTATATTCGAGAAAAAAGATGAATGATAAACTCGATAAGATACTGGATCTCCTAAGATCTCAAAATGAAATGATCAAGGATATTCACGACTATGTGAAAGAAGTTACCAGCGAGAAGTATATAGGAGAATCTAGAATGACAAGCTTCTCTATTAACTTGGCCGCTGATATACTTACCGAAGCCATTAGCCCTAAGATAAAGGAGATGATGGTGAATTTATTAAGGGAACAGGGATGGAAAACTGAGTGAAATATGGGGACTTACGATAAGAAGGTAAATCAATTAAAGGATTTGATGAAAAGGAAATACAAATCCGTTTATGACAAATCCAAGGAAATAGATATAGATATAAGCTCGATGACATATCTTCCGAAGCCGGATGTATTCGATGTTATGTATGCTGAGCATATGTCCGTTATTCTTGATCGGGTTAATAAGATCATAGATGATAACAAGGATAAGCTTAAGAATCCGACTTGCGCCACTTGTATACATCTACATGATCAGGAGTGGGCGAAAAGATATGGCAAGGTATGTTGTTCTATTTGGCAGGTGTGTGACCATTATATAAACCCTAACAGGAAACATAATAGGAAACAAACAACATACGTAAGGCGTCCAAGCAACAAAGCTTGTCCTAATTATGAGTATGGTGATGATAATTTTGAAAACAGAAGAAGATGTATAAAAGAAAAGAATACCCGATAAAGAGCTATGTGCCGATGCGCACCAACAAGGATAGGACGTGTATCTGCTGTGGCGATACGATCCCAGCCGGCAGCAGCAGGATGATACCTAGACACGCCAAGGCAAATCACGGTCTATGTTTCCCGTGCTTCAGGAAATGGAGAGATACCGGAGGAGATCTTAAGCTTATGGACAACCCCGGAGATGCGAAGAAAGAGCATGTCATACATATGTCTAATATCCTGAAAGGAAATTGTGATATAATAAAAGGCCGAAAGCTTTACGTGGCTTTTAAAAAGGCGATAAACGGCGGAAAGAAGATCGTTATCAAATTTGACACTGATCAACCGATATCTATGTCAACAAGAGTCATGAATCCTTCATTCGGGGAGATTATGGATGAGTACGGCAAGGACATATTCCAAGGTAATCTCAAACTGGTAGATGCCCCAAAAGGAGTTAAAGATTTGATAGTTAACTATATAGAAAAATATCATAAATTATGAACTTCAAGACATTTGTATTCATGATCCTTACATTCAGGAGAGTAGATCCTATACCTAAGAACATAGGTCTTATGTTGAGTATAACATTCTGGATATCTATAGTATGGATAATATCCAACTTTGCTATATTGATAATGAGATTAATAAAATAGACAAGATGAAACAAGGAGACGTGATATACAAGAATGGGATGGAGCTGTTATGACAAAGATTAAAGCAAGTATTATTATCCTATCTCTTATCATGATAGGATGTAAGGATAAAAAAGAAGAAGATGTTGATTATTATCCTAAAACTGTTTATGTAGATGATAGGGGTAATAAAGCAACCATGTTGAATGATTCTATTTTAGTAGTATGCACATGTCTAGAGTACCCAGAGAAGTATAAAATGGAAGTAATTAATATAAAGAACAAATAGATGGTTATAAACAACAAGCAACTTTACAAAATAACCCTAACAAGGGAACAACTGATGCTGATATCCCGGTGCGTGGAAGACATAAGCAGATACGCAGCCGGAGACATGGATCTTCAGCATACCACGGAAACTTTGATAGATGATATGGACAGGACGGAGTCGCTGGGGATAAGAAGCTTTATAGCAAACAACTCGATGGCTATAAGAAGAAGGCTGTTCCCGGATCTCGAAGACTATGAACATATAGGGTATGATGGAGGTAGTAAAGATATGATCAATAGAAAGAGACTTATCGGAAATACCTACCAGATATATAGATCAATACTGCATCAATTGGCTATTGACGAGAACTGGAATAACGTGTATAGCGACATGACGTTACCTTCAGGCGATATGGGGACGATTAAGGTGGAGAGGGTTGACGATGATAAGGATAACGATATTTAACGATACTGAAATATGAGCTTATTTGTATGCGCTAAATGCGGTTGCGTTGATAATACCGCTACGTCTAGTTATTGGATGTTGACAAACGAGTATATGGTGGATAAATTCGAGTATGCCAAGGAACTACAGCCGTACAAGGGCATGGGGCTGTGCAGCGAATGCGGGAGGCTGGCTACCAGCCCAGACGGACGTGATGTCGTGGTGCCCGGTAAATGGCACGGGAAGTTCCCGAAGGAGAAAGCTACCGAAGAGCAGTTGAAACATGTAGGATATAAAAATCTAATAAGATGAATAAGATAAGAAAAGGAGAAGTTAAAATATATAAAGGGAAAGAATACATAGCTATCCCTGAGATAGAAGAAGAGAGTTGTACGGGATGTTGTTTTTACGACAAAGGGATTTGTTTAATAAATCATGCTGATGATCCTAATTGCCTTCATAGCGGCATGATCTGGGAACAAAAAGAAAATAGTATGAGCGATATCAAAGAAAAGGCTATCAAATTAGCCATAGATGCCATGAAGCCCATACCGATACACTCATCACCATGCTACAGCGTAAGTGATAACAGATCGCCGGAGGAAAAGCATGAGGAGGAAATGAGGTTTTGTAAGGATCTTAACGACCTTAGATGTGAGATGCTTATTGATATGGCTAAGAAAATAGAAGAGTATTTATTACAAGATATATAACAACCTTAAAAAATCATTATATGGACATTGAACTTTGCAAGAAAGAATTTTTCTTATTAGATGAAGAACTGGAAAGTTTTAAAGAATTTTTGAATGATCCTACAAAAAACATCTATCATTCTATTGATGGAGTAAAAATTGTCAAATCAGAAAATGGGGAACTTTGTGGAGTAGGTAGAATACCTCATCGTCTAAAAATCGTAAAATAAAAAAAATGACGTTATTATGGCTACTAAAAAACAGATATTAGAATCAGATGAATTACTTCAGCAAAAAAGAAAGGCTTATCATCTTTCAGATGAAGGATTCGAGGAATATAAAAAGTTCTTGTCAGATCCCGATCAAAAGAAATTTTGTTTCAAGGGATATTATTATGTAGAGGTAAAGGAGCAGGATGATAAAGAGCTATTAGGAGCAATGGGACGAGTAGTATATAAATAAGCTAAGGTAATTATATATCATTTAAATTTTGAATCATGAAAAAGTGTAAATTGTTAATAACAGATTTAGACGGGACACTGATTGAGACATTGTCAGGGGATACATTCCCTAAAAGTATATGGGATATGAAACTCAAACTCTACGTATTTGAGGCTATCAAAAATTACGCTCCTGATGATATACTAATCATATCAAATCAGGGAGGTATAGAAAAAGGATTCGTGGACAAAGAGATGTTTGAATATAAATTCGATTACATATCAAACGCCTTGGAAGATTACACGGATATATCCGTAAGTGCTTATTACTGCGAAAGCAATAATAAACGCAACGTCAATAGGAAGCCGAATATAGGGATGATAAAAGAGTATATGGATTTCATCGAATACATGAATAACGATGAAGATGAGGAAGAAAAGATCGTATACGATACTATCTTGATGATCGGGGACGCTTCCGGAAAAGAAGGACAGTTCTCCGACTCCGATAAGAAGACGGCGGAAAACTTCGGGTGCGAGTATATGGATGTGGATGATTTTGTGTATAAATATAATAACCGATAACGAAAATAAGAAGGATAGGATGATAATTTCCTATCCTTCTACTATCTTAATCAAATATCTTACCCCCGAAAGAGATGAAAGACTCTCTTGATTGAGGTTTGTTCTTGATATTATATAACGTTTTCTCAAATCCCTTCCTAGTCATATAAACCGTATTCCTGATCCCGGTATCCGTATTGTATCTGTAATGCGCGTAACCCTTCTTCATAACATTCTCTGTCAATATCCATTCTCTCTTATTCTTGTAAAAGAAACCTTGCTCTTGTAAAAACTCTCTTAGAGATCTTTCCGCTATATCACATCCATGAGACTCAAGTTCTCTCCTAACATCACGAATCAACATATCATCACCTTTGTCATTGGCCATAATAGCTGTTTCGGCGAATCCTACCTTAGGGGCTTGTTCTTTAATAATGTTATCGGATATCATCTTAGCCTCCTCCGCTGCTTTCTTGGCTTCAGCTAATGTCTGTTTTTCTTTCTCAGATGCTAATAACGCTTCTAATGCTTCTATATAATTATGTGGAAGGTTCTTTTCTACAGATGCTTCCGTTTTATTTAAAGCATTTGCTGTGCCGTGAAATACGCTTCTATATACATCAAATACTCGTCTTTCTTTCCTTGCTATTAAATATTCCATGCAAGATACAGATATCATATATACAATTGTTGGTCTTCCCCCGGTAGGGTTTTTACCATTTTTGGTAAAAACTTTATAATCAATATCTTTAATAAACCCATTATCACCAGTAAGAACCCTAACAGCCTTACCCTTATCAGAATATATCAAAGGCCAAACCTCATCTAGGTTAACAGGGAAATCCTCTCCGGATTTAACTAACTCAAGAACCTTCTCGAAATACGATCTGATAGATAAATCATCATTCAAAACAATATTACACATGATATAAAAAATAGGCCCAAAAGGAGATGTCGGATCTCACCTCGACAAATCCTAATGAGCCAAAAATATCTTACACATTGAATGACCTTGAAGTGAGATCCCGTCATTCATTGTTTCATAATGCAAATATAGCCAATCAAATTGTCTTAAACAATTGACTGGCTATTTTTTTTCGTCATACTATATCAGTTATCTTCCCCTGTCAAAGTACCAATTAGCGTCCTCCCCGGACTCATCCTTATTTCTACCACCTAGAAAGAATCCCATCGTCATGCCGTTGGTCATCAACCAGTAGTCGGACGTCTGTTTAATATCCCTAGCCGTCTTGATATTATACCATTGCTTACCAAACGAGAACTTCATGAGCTGCCTCCATAGCTTGCTCTCGCCCTTATACACGCCGGTCTGGACGGTAGCGAACGGATCCCAATTCCGAGGATCGGTGAGATCACCTAGCTTCCGGGCCGTGACCAGCGGGTCTTGTAACATATCTATAGCGTTAAGCTCCATGAACGGGGATGTCTGGGAAGCGATCTCATTGATCGTCCTGAATCCTATATAGGTAATGAACTGCCCGAACCAACTATCCTCATTATCCTCCCTATATCCCATCAATGCCCGTCCTATGGCCATCATCGTAGCGAATACCGCCATGTTGATAATCGATCTCTTGATATTGATCTGCTCGTAGGGGGTAAGCTTATCATACTCTTCCTTAAGCACGTCATATGCCTCTCCCATCCTGCCCTCGGACATCGAGCCATAGACATTCCCGGCCAGTCTCCATAACGTTCTCATATATCCTTCCTCGAATTGGTTGGTCTGAAAATTGAAACCGGCTTTCTTATACGCCCGCTGCACGGCCAATATAAACCATCCACGATGAGGCAGAACCATGTTAAGGATAGCGTTCCGGCTAGCCCCCACCCGGTTCTGCTCGTTCAAGGCGCCGTCGCAGATCTGCACCATGCTCCTGACCCTACTGGACAAGGTAGGTATGTATCTTTCTATAATATCCTTGTTAGCCTCATTCTTAGCCACAATCTTTCCGTCCTTGACATCTACCATGTTCCACATAGAATAATCCCTTAAACGCTCCCAATCGCGTTTAGCCTCGTTAGCGGACATATTTCTGTCTTTCATCATCATCTCCTTGAAATTGGAGTATGACCAGAACTGACCCTCGTATAGGCGGGTATCATCCATGACCGAGATAATGACCTGCGGATCCAACGGGGAGTTAAGAACCTCCATCATCTTAAACGGCAGGTCCCGGAATAAGGTTCTCCAGATTTTGTTATACGCTGCCGATCGTACACGGTTACGGACATTGAACACGCCTAGAGCCTCTCCAACGACATATAGCTTGTTGGTGCGGTTTATATCCCCGATCTCCGACACGTACGTACTTAACTGCTTCTGGGCTTCCCCATAGGCGTATTTCATGGAGTCCTTGCTTATATACTGCCCTACCATACCTTCCAAAAGGAAGTTGGCCTGCCCGGTAAGGGCGCCGGTAGCCGCGACGAACGGGGAGAAGCCTAAGTTGGATTTGGATACGAATTTGGTAAACACAAGAGCCAGCTTATTAAGATCGACCTTATAATTACCTATATTCCATTCCGCCCGCTTATTGTTTATCCTGACGTCATAGATACTGGCGTTAACCCAATCTTGGAACATCCTATAGGCATGCGTCGCCTCTGGGTTCTTACCGCCGTCGTATTGCGTCTCCAGCATCATGTTCCTGTATCCCATGACATCATCCAAGGCCGCCCTCTTATACTTGTAAGAGGTCGCTTGTAAGGATAACATGGAATAGGAGTAGGCGAAGTCATGGGACACGTCATCGGCGTTCTCCAACTTATTAAGATAGTATTTGGGGATCATACGATATTTGTTATCGTTCTCATCAATCCCTCCTAGGTCTTGTCCTTGACCGTGTATAGGATCATCCACCCTCTCGCCAACAATATCACGTACGGCATTGCCGATAGCCGCCTTCGGGTCAACCCCGGCCTGCACCATCCTCTCCACGCCGCCCTTGGATATTTGTGGTATCTGGTAGATATTCCTGAACCGCTCATCATAATCCTCCATAGCCTTACGGCTTATGTTAAGCAATTCTTTCCTCATCTCCCACTTATCCTTATTGATCGTAGCTTCCTCCCCTTCGTTGGTAATACCGTATTTCTTGAAGAAAGCCTCGTTCTTGTACTTATCGAACCTAGGCGTATGATATCCATAACCCAGATCGGGATTATAATTAGGATTACGGAAAGAACTCTCGGCATCAGCCTCATCAAGCCACTGGTTATTGATCGTCAGATCGATCATATTAATATCAAACCCGAAACGGGATACGCTATTTTCCTTAGATATACCATTTTCTATGGCATCAAAGAACTCGGATACCTTATACGTACCGTTATTTATCTTCCTAACGAAATCAGAATATCCCTTGGGAGAGTATTTCCTCATATAAGGATACAACCGGGTTCTGGCGTACTCGACAAGGATCTTATCAGTCTTACCCATCGCTATGTCGTTAGCTAGCTTATTATTGAAGTCAGGACCGTATTTCCTTCTCAAAAACGATACCTCCACGGTCGTCCATGACGGGTTTTTCCGAGATAACTTGGCGGCCATCCGCTCCACTTGGCTGCGGGAGCGGGCGGACATATGTTCCTTGGCGAATTTAATCTCATCCATACCCTTGTCGTATGCCATGGCGTCCCTTAGAGCGTTACGGTAAGAATCCGTGACTCCACTCTCCACCGTATCAGGCATATCCATCTCAATAGCCTCAGCGGAAGCGGCGGCATTAATGACACTCTTAGCCTCGGCCAGACGATCATATAACTCGTTTATCTTTCTTAATGACGATGATCCACGAAGACGATCGAAATCATACTCGCCATATCCAGTACTGTCCCGGTACTGAATAAGCAAAGGCCTTAGCTGGTCATTGATCTCGTTTATTGTCGCCATCGCCTCCTCTACCTTCTCTATCCTTGATGATGATACAGATTGCTCCGTGATCTTATCAACAAGATTCTCGTAATAATCACCCTCCTCGGATCCCCACATATCCTTGGAGAAGCCAAGATGACCGCCAGCTAGCAGGAACTCAAACGCAGCCTTGCCGCCCTCGGACCGCTCTATCCCACGAAGTATCTCCTTGAACTCGGCGGAAGCCTTACGACCCTCGTTGGTATTCCCGAACTCCTCGGCCCACGCCTCGTCCCATGCCTTGATCTCCTCGGACATCATCAGAGCCTCGGATCCCTCTTCCTTTGGTGTCCCATCGGAATACCACTCGCTCTTGGCTATAGCCCTGTCACGTAAAATATCCAGATAAGATCTCCAAGCTATAGGATCGGATTGAAACGCCTTCCAATCGACCTTCCCGTTCCTCACGAACTTATCCATAGCCACATACCGGCTCCTGCGGATACGGGTCATGAAATCGGACGTGGCTTGCGATACCCTACGACCCAGTCTTTCCTCGACCTTCTTATTAACTTTCTCGATCTTATCGTAATAAGCCTGCACCATAGGTTTCTCTCGGTTCTCATCCAACCACCTATTTATCGCGTCGAGATATCGTTGCTGATCCTCGAACGTCATGTCCGAGATATCAAAATTCTGGATGGTAGGTTTGAATACATGATATATCTCCTTCGTAATAGGCTTATCCCCGTCATATCCTACTATGTCGTCACGGGTCTTCACCTTAAGACCTCTATCGGATAGAAGAAGATCAATAAGTTGTTTCTCGGTCTTACCCATGACATTCTTAAGATCATATATATCGATAATAGCCTTAGCCTGCTCGGTTCTGTATAGTAAATCGTATTTGGCGAAATCACGGGACGAGTCAAGGTAATCCGAGTTCTTCCCATTTATCTTCTGTATAAGATCCTCATTATCCTTTATCCCCCATCCACGCTCTTTCATCATCCTAGTCATCTTATTGATATTGGATATACCCTCGGTATGGGCTTCATTATGGGCCTTGGCTAGACGTTGGCCTAACATACCTAAAATAGCGTTACCACTATGCTCCAGCGTACCAAAGAACCGGGACATGACATTGATATCCTCATGGATGTTATTTACCAACTTCTTTATCCCATTCCAATATCTTTCCGGGATATTAAACATCCTGAGCTGTCCATCCAGCCAGTCCTCATTACGATCACTTCGAAGAGCATTTATATCAGACATGGATGTCTCAGCCATACGTAATATATCATCCATATCCTCTACCATGCCAACCTTATTGCTGCCATAATAATCAGCCGCCTGATTATTGACGAATCCACGAAGGTTCCTGATCAGAGGAACTATCTCCCCATATACGTTATCGATAACCTGTATCGTCTCATAATCCAATCCTTTTCCGCTCTTACGTAGGCTACTGGCGACAGTGACCAAATACTCCACCTCAGCCTTGGCGGTCGCTATGACGCTCTTGGTGGATAATAGGTTGTTATTCTTATTTAGCTCACCCCCGACTTGTCTTACCTTCTCGCCTATATCACGTAGAAGGGAGATACTCTCACCGATCCTCTGGCTTTGGCTTGACCTCATCCTCTGCAATCTGGTATATAGTCTTTCCAATGACCTACCGTTCTTGATCAGCTTATTAGCCACATCAACATCCGATAATGAGTACATGAGATGGTCGCTATCCTTTAACAGAAGCACGTCAAATGCGCTTGGATCATCAGCTAACGCCGACTCCTTTATCCTATCAAGAACCTTATTCAAGTCTGATCTTTGAGTAGAGAAGAAATTCCTTATAGCCCGGATTATCCTGCCAAACAAGGAGAGCTGGGAGTCCTCGGACGAGGTCAGATCCTCTACCGCCTGTTCCATCCCCGGCACGAACCGCTGGGCCAACGTCTTGCCTAGGATCTCCCGCTTCACCATCCGATCCAGTTCCTCCCCTTGGTATTCCTTCCCATACACCTCATAGTAACGACCGGCGAATTGATTCCATAATGGCGTGCCGACAACAGAGTCCAGAACCTCGTCAATCTCCTGTTGGTTACGGTAAGTATCGATCAAGAAATGAGCCACCTCCTCATTAAGATCCTCTACCGTAGCTCCCTCAGCCAAGGCGATAACCCCATTGGCCATATCGGACAATGCCCTAGCCGAAGGCTCGACACCATTACGCATCTTATACTTATCCATATACTCAGACATACCCATCACACGGATACCTAACGTGGATAAGATGTTGGTGATATCAGTCCTGTTCTGAAGATCCTCCGCCTTCTCGTTCTCAATAACCCCACGGACATTACTTCCGTACAAGGCGTTATCCTCCATCATCAACGACAAGGCTAGCTCTATGAACCCATCATACTTATTATTAAGCTCCTCAAACTTACCTTGCCTTAACATGCCCTTGATCTCCGATCTGCTTACCGTAACCTTCTCCCCTGATGTCGTGATAAGATCAAGATCATTACTTACCTCCGTATCAAAACCTATAGAACCCAATACGTTCATTTCGGAGGACTGACTTCCAAACCTATTCCTTAGCCTAGACAAGGCATCCATAGCGTTATAGATCTTAAGACCATCGGAGTTGCCGGCCCCTGTAAGATAATACCTATCTCCTAGCCTTATACGCTCCCCGCTCAACAGACCTTTCTTGATAAGGTAATTGACAAACCCTCCACGGGTACTTATATTAGAATCTGAGCTGATGCCAAGGACCGGGATGAACGAATCACTGTTGTTAAGGGTTATGGAGGACGAGCCAAAGGAGATGTCAGCCGTACCGGACGGGACGTCGCTCTCCTCGACACTGCCGGCCAAGAACCCGGCCTCGATCCGCCCGCCGGACGAGCCTTTTATGGCGTTGGCGTAAGAGTCGTATATCTTGCCGTCATCCGATTTAAAGAACAGGCGAGGCTCACCGGAATCATACACCAATCTTGAAGATGGGGGCGTATAATCTTCAATATCATTTAACGGCAAGACATTACCAGAAAATATGATCTCCCCATCTATATTTCCGCCCTTCACCCTGATATTAGGTCGTTGCCCGGTAAAAGCGCTTTCCACGGCCTTCCATAACATACGGGCTGTCTCCTTAATATCTATATTCTCCCTGATAGCCCTTATATCATCCCATGACGCCTCTTTCAGTATCGTATCGCCAATATTATCCTCGTTTATGGAATCCAGATCCACCTCCTGTACCGTAGATGTATCTACCACAGCCATATCATTGACATCACCTACCTCTCCGGAGGTAAGATAAGCCACGACATTGTCGCTATTCCCAAGGCTTCTGGCCAACGCCGGGGCATCCATATCGCTTATGGCGGACAAGACCTTGGCTGACATAAGTTGCCCCCACTCGCTGGAGCTAAGTCTGGCGCTTATGGATCTGGCCGCCTCCTTATTCCTTGGCACGGATCTAGCCCAGTCACCGAACTTGGACCTGAACTTGTCGTTATAAATAGTCATATAAGCCTCAGCCGCCTTATCAAGATCACTTACGGCTGCTATACCCGCTATCTTATCGAACAAGGTGGATACCTCGCCGGAAGGGGTCAAGACACGGGTTATCTTACCTTCCTTATTCCTTTTAATTACGCAACTCGACATAACTTCATGTTTTTGACAAAGATAAACAAAAAGCCCCCACAAATAAGCGGAGGCTGATATTCTTATATTCCTTATAGAATTTATGACTTAATCCGTATTCTTGCTATTGATGAACTCACTAACGCAATCACCAGCGAAGCCGGCTATATACGCTGCGTGTTCATCCTCTCCAACCTTAAATCCAAGAGACATGTTGCAAAATTGGCATACGCTCATTGCTATATGGAATGACTCGTGACATATATTTCTCATTATTAAATCATCGTCGCTCGAAAAATTCCAAAGTATGGCAAATTTATCATCATCGTCCCTATCCCTTACCAAATTCGCGAAAGACGCCTCCTTATCCATATCATCTTCATCTCCCCATTTCCCCTCGTGTTCAGGTTCCATATTCTCGAAACGATCACACAACGTCTTATAATCTAATCCAACCGTGATAATCAAATCCAACGGATATATCACGAAATCAAATTTCTTTTCCCTCATAATCCCTTTAATTTTTCTATAACCTCAAAACACATCTTACACTCAATCCTACGATACAACTGCCTTACGCCATCTATCGTAGTCCAATAACGACCACCCTCTCGGTGCAGGAACTCACTCATTACCTTAGTGTCAGCCACATCATGTAGATCGTATGAGTCAAAACATAACTTACATATATCGTCTAGATCAAAATAAGTAACCTTATTATACGACATACAACGGATTTGTCTTCCATCAGGAAGCTGAACATCGAAAACATCTATCTTCTCCATATTAAAAAATAGAGGGATACCGATCCCATCACAGACCTGTATCCCCTTATAATAAATTAGCGACGAAAAGCATGGTGATGGACATGCGCCACAAATGTAATTACAAATTTTGTAAAAACAAAGCCATTTTATGGTAAAATGTCCCGGACGAACCGCACATGATAGCCGCTGTACTTTTGATAGCTGTACACACCGCCATCTCTGAAGTACACATACCACCCGTAGAGGGAGCTATACTCTGAGCTAGACCAATAACCACTGGAAATATAGAATTGTTGTCCACCAATAGCCGATAATGCGTTATTAACACTCGTCAAGTACATATATATCAATGAAAGCTGACCACATGACGGGACATACCAATCATCATATCCTTTAGCGTCAGCACTAGCTAAGAACGTATTAAGCACATGGCCAATTGTCGCAAAGGAAAAACGATCCTCACCACTGGTAGTCACCCCTTTTAATACCTCTGAATTGGCTTTCCCCCTCCAATCAGATGAAGCTCCGCTTGTCCATGCAGTAATATTTGCCGAAAGGTTAGGGGTACCATTGTATGAACCATACTCCGGTTTTAGGTAAGCGTGACCATTACTTCCATCTACTTTGTCATAACTTGCAATGCCTGTCTGATCCGTACCATATCCACCCCAACAAAAAGCGTAAGTACTGTCCTTCCCGGCCCCGGCTGTTACGTAGCTTTCATTAGAGTCCCCGTTCTTCTCAATCATAAATCTCTTACCTTGAGCGTTAAGGACAACGCCTATACAATCATTGGAAGGTGTGTACGTTATACTTCCATCAGGGCGGACATAAGAGATAAGGCAAGTACCGTTACACTAACATGGAGCGTCACTCTTCAACACCCCATACACCCGATTGTCGCTAGTCAACCATCGTTTGCCGTCGCTCGTGATATAAGCCTGCCGGCATCCCTCCTGATTCACCGTGAGCGTCTTCTTAACACCTTTTGGAGTTGTTATCTCCAACTCAAGGGTACGGTCAAGACCTTTGTTCATTACCGAGCCAAAAGAAACGGCGGCGTTACCGGTTCCGGACCCCGGGCTGATGGTCAGAGGCTGGCCCGTTACCTCACCTACCCCGTCTTTCCAATTAATATTCAAATCATTAGCCATATATATATCGTTTTTTCGTTCTATTGCAAAGATAGTAAAATAAATAAACCCCAACCGGCTTAAGTCGATCGGGGTCTGAGTAAACGAAAAGAAACTGATTATCGTCCCATCATTCTCAATACGGTTCTGGCGGCTGCTTGCGCCCAAGTCCAGCTGTCGTTAGATGTTACGTTAACCGTCTGTTGAGTACCATTTACATCCAAGTTAATAATCTCCTTGTCAAGCTCGATAGTAGAGTCTCCAGCGGCTTGCGTTACCGTCACGTTGGCTGTCTGGCCACCAGCGGCAGTTACCTTCAATGTAGCTGTCAGTTCCTCGATCGTGGCGTTGGCCGGTACGTTCGAGATCGTGATGCTCCAAACGAACTCGCCAGCGGCTCCGGGATCGTCGGTGATAACCGCTCCGTTAGCCGTAGTCTTTCCAGCCGCCGTGTAGTTAGCCGGGAGCTGTAACGTAAGCCCGTTCTCCTCAGCCGGCGTGACCGCGAACGTAAGCTTAGTACTGTTAGACTTACCGGTGATGGTAACATTACCACCTGTCTTTTGTACGGAAGCGTTAGGGCTGTCTGATCTTACCACCTCAGCAGCCGCTGCCTGATTAACTACCAACGCCTTCTTAGCCCCGCCGTTCGTGGTGACCGTAAGGTTGATAGTGCGTTGAAGACGACCGGTGTGTTTATCACCGGAGAAATTAACCGCCTGATCTCCTGATCCTGATACTGGGTCTACGGTTACGAAACTGAATTTTTGTGATGCCATACTTAAATATATTTATAAATGTCCTTTTATTATGCCAAAAATAACTTGTATCATATCACAAGCCAAATATAGGGGGGGGGTAGATACGACTAGCCCTGTACAACCTCAACATACAACCCTACTAAGTCCTTTAGATTATGACTAAGAGGAGTTCCGCTATCCCTAGTACACTTATATACATCAGCGTTCTGGATGTAATATTTATCCTTGAATATCTCCATTGGAGGGAAATACGGGATAGGATCCCCTATGGTCCCGGCATGCTCCTTATCAATGACCTTGTATAAGGAAGCCGTATTTAGTCCGGGTTCCCATTCCGCTGACAACGTATGTGACTGAATAACCTCATAAAGGATATCCGTATCGTCCTTAACCACCCTGAGGCAGAATCCGGCATCCACCGACAGCCCGAACTCCGCTCCCTCTTGTCCCCATATAGGGAATAGGATCTTAATATCCAATTTCTCGTTAGAAGATAAAGATATGGCCTTATTATTAACTACCATCCTAGAGAATTTGGCAGCTACTTTCTGGGGATCAGAAGCGTCCTTCTCCTTCGCCTGTTGCTGGATGTACGCCGTGGTAACACTTACCTTATCAGGATAGCCGGACTGAGCGTCAATAGCCCTCACCTGCTCTACGGTAGTGGCTAAGCTTACTTCCCTCTGTTTGGCTCCTAACGCCGACATCAGGTCATTATCGTACCTATCCATCATCCCGATCAAGATCTTGCCTTCCGTCATATCAAACTTCAGACCCATGATCGTTATCTTACCAGCTATAGCCCCATCAGCCAAAGCGTTACGCCTATCATATTCAGGGATATAGATATTTTGGTCATCCAAGAAAAACTCATGAAGATTATTATTCTCATAAGTCCTGATCTCCTCATACTTAGCCGATTTCTCCTCATTAAGAAGCCTTGAGTCATCCAATTTAGCCTCGATAATCTCCTTAACCGTAGCTTTAGGATTAGCCTCCTTGAACGCCAATTGCTCCTCCCCAAGCTCTATCCATGGGGCGGGATTCCCGTTAATGTAATCATCATAACTATAGCCCTTGGCGTAATTATCATCAAGCGGATCGTCCTGAACTAATTGATTGGGATATATTTCCCTGTTTATATATACGTAGCTCATATCTTATATCATTAATCTTGTTCTTTAACGGCGATACTATACTTACCTGAAGCGTAACACCAGATATTTATCTCGAAAGGCTTGTTAGCCGTAGTGGTTATAGAAGTACCACTCATGCTTACATAAGCCCCGGAGTTGGGTATAGCCTGCGTGAAGGCCGCCGACGGGACGCACCTGATCATCAGCTCCTCCCCTATCTGCATCCCTGACTGCACGGATAGGGTGGTAGCGGCTGATAACGTAGCCGTGATACTTCTCTTGCTAATAGGCAGGTTAGCTAATGTCGTGACCGTATTAACCCCTATAAGCCTGTTCATGGTCTTCTTATCGGCATTAGTTCCGGCTCCCGCCGCTGGTAAGCAGACGTCCTTTCTTCGTGGTGACGGGACATGGGTCGTACCTACTAATACCACATACGGATTGGCCTCTACTACAGCTAACGGCTTGTTGAGACAGCTTAATGGCAGTACATCCAGTTTCATGCGTGGAGATGGCACTTGGGCTACACCTCCTAACACGACATATGCCGTGGCCAATGAGTCTACTAACGGTTTCGTCAAGAGCTACCGGGTAATTCTTTCCGTTAGCTGAATACCCGATCTTAACAAGACCCAA